CTACGGGCACGAACGGGGTCTAACGGGCTTCACAAGGGGCCCGATGGTGGCGTCCAGGACGTCCGCCGCACCCGTATCGAGCGTCTTGCGGCCGAAGTAGTTGTCCTGCGTCATCGACACCTTCGCGTGGCCCGCCTGATCCGCCGCGTTTCGTGCAGGAAGGCCCGCCTCGTCCATTAGGGTCAGCACCGTCTTACGCCCAAGAACGTGACTCGTGACCCACGGCATCGGCGGGTACAGCAATGTCTCGTTGCTGTCGTCCCAGACCTCCGCGTCGAGCACCTCCCGCAAGTCCGCATTCGTGTTGCTCGGGTCTCTCAGCAATCCCTTCGGGGATGTAAAGACCGCATTCCACGGGTTGTCTACGCACGTGAGTTTGCGACCGGTCAGCATCGCGACAGCCCACCGCGGCAAGACCAAAGTGCGATGCTTGAGCTTCGACCCGGGGTAAGCCTTGATGATCAGACCCTCCCCTTTGACGCGAACCACGACACCCTCGATACGAACGGTGCGGTTCGTGAGGTCGAGCGCGTCCCAGGTAATAGCGCACACCTCACCGATACGCACGCCGGTGGCAAGGAGCATGTCGAAGAAGTCGGGCAAGTCCCTCGCGACGCTCTTCTTGTGGTAGCGGACCTTGCCCCGCACCAGAGCTACCTCTTCGAGTGTGAGCGCCCTCGCCGGCGTCTTGTCCGGCGCGTCGATCGTGTCCGCGTCGCGGGTCGGGTTGGAGTCCACCGCGTCGTGTCGCGCTGCTAGCGCCATAGCCCCCGAGATGACCGCCCTGGTGCTCTTCGCGGCGCCTGCGCCCTTGTCCTGCAGTACCCCCTGGATCACCGCGTCCACACGGCCCACGGTCACCTCGCGGATAGCGAGTTCGCCCAGCTGTTTCAGCACGATGGTGTCTACGTAGACCATGTAGGTGCGCAGCGTTCCGGGGGAGCGTTTCCCGGCGGCGACCTTCTTCTCCAACCCCTTGATCCACAGGGCCACCAGGTCCTTCACCTTCGTCTCGGGACTGATGTCCGACTCAGATGATGTACGGCGGCGCTCCTTCAGGTGGTCAAGCAGGTTCGATCGGGCCGACTGCTTGCTGTGCCCCGACCGTTCGACGGGCCTGGTGACGCCGTCCACGTCGCGAAACCTGCAGCGGGCACGGAACCGCCCCTCGCTATCGGGGGTGACTGTGATGCTGCCGTGTTGCCCGATCTTGAGGGGCGGCCTGCCCATGCTTCACCTCACTACGAACCTGTCCTGCGGCGGAACTGCACCACGTCGCCCCGAGCGATGAGTTGCAGGTAGTCGTCGGCGTCCGCTCTGGCGCGTCGGTTCGCGTGCACCATCTGTCCCCACATGATCCACGCGACAGCCGTCCCGGTCAGAACGAGATGTAGGCCACGGTCGGAGTTGACTCCGTGAGGCCCGTACAGCGAGAGGTATATGGATGCGGCGGTGAGCAGGATGGCGATGACGAAAACGAGCCAGTGGGGTTGTACGCGTGTCACTGGTTGTCCTCCCCGAAAGGTTGTCGCCTCGCAGGGGGTTTATTGGAGACGCCCCCGTGATCGTTACGCCTTTCGGGTACTCCATTTGAGCTAACCGGCGCGACCTTGATTACGCTTTGCAGCCGAACGACCGCCGCGCCGTTCGTCGACCACTCGCATGGCCCACTTGTACACCCAGTCGGGGTGTTGCTTGCGGATTGTCTCAAGCATCGTTTCCACCACCGGATCCGGAGCGTCCGCGATGAAGTCTTCCGCCGGACTTGGCTCATGTGGGGGCAGCCCGTCCGCCAGGTAGTTCTCCATGGCGCTGGGGTCCCAGTTGAGAGCTGTTGAGGCGGAGGCGTACTTGGCGTCCTGGACCGGGTCGCCGTCCTCGATTCGCTTCCAGGTGATGGAGCTGATGCCTGCAAGCCGCGCGGCGGCTTCCTTGCTGAGTCCGAGTTCTTTGCGGCGCGCGGCGACTAGATCCCCGAGTCGCTGCCGTGCGTCGTCTGTGGCCATGCGTGCATCATGCCAGGCATAGCTAGTCACAGCTAGTCCCAGGTTAGTTACCCATCTCATATGGCATATGCCCAGCTACCGAGCGTCATATGGGGCCATATGGCTAGCTAGTGCAAACAGCGTAAGTTCCTAGCCATATCTACTTGAAACTATGACTAGGTATGACTAGCTTTAGGCCATGCCCCCCACAACCTCTCCCACCATCGAGGTCAACGGGTACGCCCTTCGGGTCATCCGAGTCCTCACCGGCATCGACGCCGGCAACTTCTCCGCAGCGGTCGGCGTTGACCGGAGCTACCTCAACAAGCTTGAGAACGGCCAGAAGTGCCGCGTCTCCCCGAGCGTCTTCGACGCCCTCTGTCGTGCCCTGTCGCTCAAGGACCGCCGCGCCCTGATGGCTGACCCGCACGGCAGTGTCGAAGAAGGCGCGGCGTGACCGGCCTCGCCGACGTCGTCATGGAGATGCGTCGGCGCGAACCCAACGCAGAAGCTGTCGCCAGAGCAGTCCTGGGTGACCTCACCACCGACGAGCAGAAGCAGGCCGCTTACAAGGCGTTCGTCGCCTTCGTGCAGGCCACCTGCGAGGCCCTCAGGCCCCGCGCCCACTCCGTCGTGGAGACCGCCGCGCTGCTCGGGGTGCCAGACAAGACCGTCTACAAGATGGTTGAAGACGGAACCCTTGGCCACGTTCGGCTCGGCAAGCACATTCGCGTTCCGGACGCAGAGGTAGAACGGCTCCTCGCCGCGGCGGTGGCGGCATGAGCGGTCACTCCTGCTCGTTCCGCGCTATCACGCGTGACGCGAACGGTGTCGCCACCAAGTGGATCGGCGAGTGCCAGTGCGGTGAGGACTTCACCGGGCCGGACTACCGCGACGTGAAAGCCCTCTGGGACAGCCACCGTCCCTCTTCCGCTGCACACCCTGGAGAAGTCGCATGAGCGCCAAGAAGCACAGATGGGTCCGCCCTCCTCTGACTCGGTTCCGTCTGGCCTGCGCCGACTGCGGCCTGCCGTGGGAGCCGCACCAGTTCGAGCCCAGGTCCGCCTGCGCTCCCCGCAAGGGCACTGCTGTCGCGACTCCCAGTGCACCTTCTGACGGCGCGGCATGACCCCCGAGGTACGGCTGAGCCCGGACGGGCAGAACGTGGCGATCCGCAACGGAAGCGCGCGCTGGTCGCCGTGGCGTGTCAGCAACGGTGGCTGGTACTCCGACGCACAAGTTGCCGACTGGACCCCGCTTCTCCCGGCGTCCAGTGAGGACGGTGCAGCGTGAGCGAGCGATGCGACCGAACCGATCTGCTGGTCGAACAGTGCGCACACTGCCGCAATCTGGTCAGCCCTGAGGAAGAAGCCGCAAGGCAGCGCTCCGCGCTGGTGGCCTCCGGCAAGTGGTTGCGCGCCGTCCACAAGGGCAAGTGCGCACGGTGCGGCGAGTGGTTCGGGGAGGGAAGCGCCATCACGCGCAGGCCGAGCGGCTGGATCTCCGACTGCTGCGCGGACGCGGTCGGTGACGAATGAGCGGCATCGGCAAGAAGGTCGCCCGCGCAGTCGAAGCCGTCGTCCTCGGTAGCGAGGAACGCAAGCAGCAGGAACTCCAGGCGGAGATCCGCAAGGCGCAACAGGAAGCCAACCAGAAGAAGTCTTGAGCCTGCCGAAGGCTCTGCGGCGTAGCCGCCCACAACTTGGACGCAGGCCCTGCGACCCCCCGACAAGAGATCGCAGGAAACCTGCTCACCACAACGGAAGGTAGAGGTTCCGGAGATGGTTGTCCCACAGGTTACCCACACGGTCCAGTCGTCACACGGCGACTCGGTCCGCATCACGGCAGAGCAGAAGCTCAGTGTCCTGCGCGAGTTCTTCACGGATTTCGCCGTCTACAAGCACGCGGTGACCCTGGAAGCGAGGGCCCACAGGGACTCCCTGACGGCCCGCCACCGCACGGACCCGGAGTCCGTTCGCCCGTACCAGATCGACGAGGCGAACCGGCAGTTGCTGGCGGCCAGGACGGTGGAACAGGACGTGCGGGCGACGCTCGCCGCGTTCGGTGAGAACAGGGACTTCTGATGGTCCTCCAGGAGATCACCGATCACGTGTCCACCGAGGTCGACCCCGACTGGGCTCACCCCGACGAGTACACGGCAGACGACAACTGGCGTACCGGGTTCGAGTACGGGGGTGCGCGGTGAGCGACCTCATCGGAACTATCCGGCGCGAAGAGCACGAGGGCGGCTTCTCGATCTGGGCCAAGGTCGCGCAAGCGCAGGTGCACGCGTTCAATCCCGTGCGGACGGTCGTCGCTGCGGAGTGGCTGTGCGTTTACTCGACTGCCGAAGGCAACTGTGGTGAGCGCCTGCACCGCATGTTCGTGGAACGCGACGCGAACCCGGTTGTCGGCTTCGTTCCGGGCACGCCAGCGGCAGAGCAGGCGGTGACCACGTGACCCGGCTCGCCTACTCCGAAGACCTCTACTACCTCCTGCTCAAGGCTGGCCGGAACGTGGTCCTGTTCCACGACGACACGGAGACCCACGTCCGAGGGTTCTCGTGGGTGTGCTCCGACATGACGGAGTGGGCGCAGGAGTCGTTCGTGGACTTCCGCCACGCCGGTCTGATCCAGGTGGGTCACCACGAGCCGTGGGGTGCCGAGGTGACGTTGACGGACGCGGGTGTCGCACGCCTGGCCGAGTGGCGGCTGAGGCTTCTCGACGAGGACGAGTTCAACGAAACCCTCCGTGTCGAGGTGGTGAGAACCGATGGCAGCGCACGTGATCCTCACCTGTGACTGTGCGGAGTACTGCGGCGAGTACATCGGCGGCCTGTCGGTGGAGAACGCCCGCGACAACGCGGTTCACGCGGGGTGGGACAGGGACACGGTGAACGGTTCCACTGTGGATTTCGCTCCCGGCCACGGCCCGAACAGGAGGGCGGCATGAACGCGGTGCTGGACCACCTGCCGAAGGCCCGGAGCGAAGCGACCCTGGGCCGCTGCTGCAACCCCAGGCCGTGGGAACCGCTCTGTGTGGACTGCCCGAGCCGGTTCTCTCGCCCTGTCCGTTCTGACATTGAGGAGCAGCAGTGACCGCCTACTTGACGGGTGAACCGGCCACGCACAACCCGTGCTGCTCCTCACACAACGTGCCAATGGACTGCTCCATCTACCGCCGCACACACCTCGTGGAGGCCGACAACTGCTGCGACGCCTGGGCCACGAAGGAGGACAAGACGTTCACGCCTCGCGGCTGCCCGGCTGGGTTCAGTTCGGAGTGCTACTACTGGACAGACAGCGGTACCTGTCGCTGCCTGACGCCTCCCGTTGCCGGTGTCTCCTCCAAGGGAGGAGAGGGCAATGGGTGACCCGCTGATCCAGGCCTGGAACGATGCGTCCCACAAGGACGACTGGAACGTGGACGTCGTCTACGTGCAGACCTTCGTTCGGTTGGTAGCAAGCGAGCTCGACCGCCAGGCCGACGAACTCTCCAAGATCCGGAAGCGGATGCTCAACGGTGACGCCCGGACGCCGCGCTATCAAGCCATGAGCAAGGCGATTCGTCAGTTGCGCGCACGCGCCAAGTTCCTCCGTGGGTCTGCCTCAACAGAGGAGACCCGATGACGCTCGCTTCCTGGCCCCAGACGTTTGCCGGCGGACGTGACGAGGACGAGGTTCTCGTGGAGTGGCTGCGCGCCAACTACGCCACCCTCTCCACCGCGGAGAAGCGCAAGGCGGTGAAGCGTCTGCACACCGAGTGGGGCTACACCGACCGCGGTCTTGGTGACCTCCTGGGTGTTCCTGCCTCAACGGTCCGGCATTTGCGGGCAAGTGACGAGGAGCTGGAGCGGCACCGTCTCAGCCAGCGGGTGAGTAACGGCGGGGTGTCCCGGATCTCGGGGGTGCGGGTGCGGCGTCTCGCCGACGCCTGGCAGGACCGTGCATCCAAGGGGCTTTCGCCTAGGGAAGCCGTGCAGCTGCTCGACGAGTTCCGCGCACTCGTACCCGACCACTCCGCCTGACCGCCGCTACACAGACCCCCGAGGGGAACGAAAGTGGAAGAGCAGAAAGACGTTGATGTGGCGGCTCCGCCGCGAGCCTCTGGCGGCGGGTCGTGTGGCGTGACCTCTCCTGAGTCCCAGGTACCCCAACCGACACGGGATGAACTGTGCGAGCAGGTAGCCGAACGGCTCGCCTCGTGGGGCATCTCGTACGTGCCGCAGCGCAGTGACGACCCGATCTACGACCAGCTCGCCGAACGAGTCGTGTCGGACCTCGTCGCTCCTGTACTGGAAGCGAAAGACGCAGAGAACGAGACGCTGCGCGCGGAGAGGTTCGAGGCAGACGCTCTGCTGGGTCGCTTGACGCGGCGAGTGCTGGAAGCTCTTCGGCTGCCGGTCACCGCGTTGCGGGTGGACGAGATCGCCGCAGAGGTCGAGAAGATGCGTGCCGAGCGCGACGACCTTCGAGAGCAGGTCGCCGGGCTGTCGTCTCGGTACACCGCAGTACCCCCACAGGACGCTGAGCGCCTCGTGGCGACCATGCTGGAGACGTACTGGGCGGACGTGAGGGCTGGCCGTCGCGAGGACGCTGGCGACGAGGCCGAGGCCGAACAGGCGGCAGAAGTGATGCGCCTCGTTCGATCGTGGTTCGCCCCTGGCTCGGAGTCAGTACCAGCCGAACCGCAGGAGGTCGGCGACCTGATCGACGAACGCGACAGCGCGGAGGAGTGGGCTGACAAGCTCGCTTACGCCATCGCCCCGGTCGAGGTGATCGGCGAGCACTCCAACGCTAACAACCCGTGGGCCAACGCCCTGGAGTTCCTGGAGTCACAACCCGCTCTGGAGCTGGACCCGTCGCTGATTCCCGAACACCTGCACGTGAGCGACGTTCAGCGGGTGTTCCGCGCGGCAGGGCTGCGCTTGGTGCTGAACGCGGAGACGCCTGCAGCGGAAGTCGACCCGTCGCGCGCTAGCGCCACGAGCGAAGCGAGCCGACTCCAAGCGAACTCCAAATTGGAACAGGACTTGGAGATGGGTCGGCCTTCGGCCTCCACGCCTCCGGCTAGTGGGTCCTCTGACACCGGACCACGCGTGTGGACGTTCGGCGAAGGCTTCGAGCCTCGCGATTGCGACAGGGTTCGAGACTCGGAGGGTGACGAGTGGGTATGGCGGGATGCGCAGTGGCACTGCGTGAACGACACCGCGTGGCCGCCGCTCTACTTCCAGCGGTTGCTGGCCGACTTCGGCCCCTTGACCGAGGTGGTCTCTTCTACTGAACAGGAGAAGCCCGATGAGTGCTGACCTGATCGACGAGGCAGCGCCACTGCACATGCAGCTGGGCCGGGCGCTGCTACTCGCCGTCTCCCACGCCTACGACCGGGCTACGGCAGCGGGAGACGTGGTTTGGCAGGAGCAGTGCCTCACCGCGATGCGCCGGATCGACGAACGGCTGTCCGCTTGGGAGTCGTCTCCCCGCTCCTCTGTAGATGAAGGGAACACCGACGATGAGTGACGACTTCCTCCGCTACAGCGAAGCGCTCGATGAGATCTGGCGTCTGCGTCGGCTGCTCGCCCACGAGGCCTGCATCATCGAAGCGCACCTCGGACTCAAGACCTTCCCTCGGTCGCGGCGCGAGATCGCGGAGCAGCAGATCAACCGGATGCGTCGGGCTGCTCGTGGCGACGCCAAGGCCGTGCACTACGACATCGACCATCGGAAGCTGAACTACGCGATGGACGTGGCGGGTGCACCGCAGACGCTGACCGCTGCTCAGTTCCTGACGGGTGCTCAGGTGGACAACGTCGTGCGACTGCGGGCGGGCGGTGACTCCAGTGGGAGCTGACACCACACCCCTGCCCCGCGAGGTCGACCACGCGATCGACGTTATCCGCGAGAAGACCGGCGTCGCCGACGAACGGCACGAAGAGATCATCGCCATGCTGTTCGATGCCGGTCTCCTCTCACTCCCTGAAGGGCAGCCGCAGGAAGACGAGGGGGCGCTTCGCTCCGAGCCTTCGGCAGCGGGTGAAGTCAGCGTGTACGTCCTGCTTTCGGGTCGGCGGGTCGGCTACACGGTGGAGTACTACGACGGCGCCGTGAACGTCGACATGGACGACTACGACGAACCCGTTGGCGTGGAAGTTCTCGACGCCCGCGAAGTGACGGTCAACGGCCAGCAGGTCCACCCGCCGAAGGCTCTCCCCGAAGGGGTCAAAGAAGTCCTTGAGTTCGTCTCCCGGGGCCGTGGCTATGTCGACTGCGACATCTACCCCGACTTCACCGCGAGACGCGCGCTGGCTGAACTTCAGGACGGCGGGTGGTTGTCGTGAACGACCACATCCTCCTGTTGCACGGCATGGGCTGCACGGTGTGCACCCGGCCGGCTAAAGCCCACGACTTCCACACTGGCCTGACGGTCCACGTTTCACCCTGGGCGCGGCACTGCCGTGTCCACCCTCCCCGCCCGATCACCACGGAGGTGCCCGATGAAGTGTTCCGAGTGCGGCGCGGTGAAGCCACCGGCGTTGCGGCCCAGGGAGTTGCAGGCGCTCAGTCTGCTGGCTGAGGGGCTGGAGCACCCGGAGGTGGCGGGCCGGATGTTCATCGGGTTGAACACGGCCTACCAGTACTCGAAGCGGATCAGGGCCTACTTCGGCGCGTCCTCAACTCCGGAGGCTGTGGCGAAGGCGCGGCTGTGGGGGGTGATCTAGATGAGGCACGTCAAGCGCGCCGTCTACGGGGTGGCGACCTGGCAGGAAGACGACGACTGGAAGAGGCAGGGCTTGTGCCATGACTACGGCTGGCCTGACTTGTGGTTCTCCTCCGAGTTGAAGGACCAGGAGGTGGCGGTGGGCTTGTGCCGGTCCTGCCCGATGCTGGCCCGTTGCCGTGAGGTGGCGTTGGCAAACAAGGAGATCCACGGGGTATGGGGCGCGATGACGGAGCGCGAACTGAGAGGCCTCGTGCGAAAGGTGGCGTCGTGAGCAACGAGTCCCTCGCGGTGAAGGTCGCCGCGCTGAAGGTCGTCAGTGACTTCACCAAGGAACGGTACGACGAGGCACGAGCCGAAGCGGGCGAGCACATGACCGCGGGATCCCGGTGGATGGCTCGCAGCCCGATTGACGACACGAAGATCGGTCCCGTGGTGAAGTCCGATCCGAAGCCCGTGGCAAAGGTAGTAGACCCCGCCGCGCTGACGGAGTGGATGGAGCAGCACTACCCGGAGAACATCAAAGCCGGGTACGAAATCGCGGCTGTCGAGTCGGAGATCGTGCAGGTGCTGTTCGAGCACGCACCCCATCTGCTCAAGCACCGCAAGGTCATCAAGCCTGAGGTGATCGCGGAGATCAAACGTGAGTCCGCGGTGATGGGTTGCCCCATCGGGCCCGGCGGTGAGGTCGACCTTCCAGGGATCGAGATCGAGACACCTGAGCCCGTCGTGTCCTGTCGCCCCGACCCGACCCACGCGCTCGCCGTGGTGCAGCAGTTGTTCCGTGAGGGACGACTCGAACTGGACGGAACCGTACTGCCCGCACTGCCAGCATCGGAGGGAACCGTTGGAGCCTGACATCGCCGCGAAGCTGAGGGCCCCGTTCCCTCAGGACGCCATCGGCAAACTGCCCCGCATGACCTGCCCCGCGTGCTCGAAGGGGGACTGCGCCGAGCATCCCCGCAAGAAGTGCGCTACCTGCAAGGGATACCTGGGCAAGCACACTCACCTCGACTACGTCGGTCACGCTCACGTCCGCGAGCGGTTCCTTGAAGTAGACCCCGACTGGACGTGGGAGCCGATGGCGTTCGCCCAGTCGGGCTTGCCCCTCCTGGACGAGAACAGCGGACTGTGGATTCGCCTCACGATCGGAGGCAAAACCCTTCCCGGCTACGGCGACGCCCCCGGAAAGCGCGGCGGCAACGCGGTGAAGGAAGCCATCGGCGACGCCCTGCGCAACGCGGGGCAGTCTTTCGGCGTCGCACTGGACCTGTGGAAGAAAGAACCCGCTGGCCAGGTCGAGAAGGACGGAACTCCGGTCCGGCAGGTGGAGAAGGCACGTAAGCAGTCGGACCGGGAACGAGCCAACGAGCTCCGCGGCCAGTGCAAGGCGATTGCCAAGAGCCTAGGCAACGACGTCGCCTGGCTTCAGGACCAGTTCGCCGGCTGGTCACCGGAGGAGCCGGACATCCTCAAGGCCGACGCGGCAACGATGGAAAAGTTCCAGGACCACTTGAAGCGCGGTGATGGCGCATGAAGTGCCGTCTCTACCCGAAGTGCACCGCCAAGGCGGCAACCTTGGGGTTCTGCAGCACCCACTACCGCAACCGGCTGCTGACCGGACGCACCGGTCTGGTCAGCTCGGCTGACGTCCTCGCACGACTGAGGGAACTCCGTACGCTCGGCTGGTCATTCGAGCAGATCGGTGACGCCTGCGGAAAATGCCACTCCTCCATCCGGGACCTGCTCGCGTACGAGCCCCGCACGGTGCGCAAAGCCACCCACGTAGCGGTGATGGGCGTCCGCGTGGAGTCCGGCTCAAGCCGTCTCGCTGTTGATGCCACGGGAACCATCCGGAGAGTGCGCGCCCTGAACTGGACGGGCTGGACGACCCGGCAGGTGTCGGTGAAGTGCGGCCTCGCCCAGATGACGCTGTCCCAGCTCACCTGGAAGGGCTCGGTGTCGGCCGGTACGCGCACCCTCGTGGCCAAGGTGTACGAGGAACTGAAGGACGTCGAAGGCCCCAGCAGCCGCATTCGTGCGCTCTCCCGGACCAGGAAGTGGGACCCGCCGGCGGCGTGGGACGAGGACACGATCGACGACCCCAACGCCGAGCCGAACTACGGCGGGTTCGACGAGAAGATCGTCCAGTCACTGGTTCGCGGGGAATTCGTGAAGTGCTCCCCGGAGGACAAGACCGAGGCAGCGTTCCGGCTGGCGGAGCGAGGGATGGACGAGTACGAGATCGCCCGCATGCTCCGCTCCCGTCCGAATGTGGTTCGTGAACGGCTGGGGAGGGTGGCATGAGCGAGGTCCTCAACCCGGTTCAGGTAGAGCAGAGTATCCGCTCCCTCGCCAACTCGATCTCCCGTTGCGTCACGGTGGTGAGCAACGCGGAGACGAAAGCCCGTGAGGCACGGCGTGCCTACGACTTGGCGTTCGCTCACGCCTACATGGACTGGCAGGGCGCGGCGCACGAGAAGTTGGAAGCGGCCGATGTGGCGGAGCTGGCGTACAAGCACGCGGAGCGCACCGCTCGTGCCCTGACGGAGGAACTCCGGGCGTGGCAGTCCGTAGGGGCTTCGGTCAGGGCGATGTACCAGACGCCGGGAGGGATGGCATGACCTCCATTCGTCCCGCCTTGTCCCCGTGTCGTCGACACCCGTGCTCAGTCGAGCACGCCGAACGTGTCCGTGGCTTCCGTGAGTTGGCGTCCTCATGGGAGGAACGCGCAGAGCGTGAAGCGGGTGGCTATCCGGCAGATCTCGCCCTGTACGCCCAGTCCAACCCGCGCCCCCAGTTCAGGGACTGGCTGATCCACACGAGGAGGGCGGCATGATCGACCTCCTTCCCGACTACATGTACGGCATCGGTGCCCTCGACTCGCAGCCGTTGAAGCGCGGCCCGAACTACGTGCGGTCCCGCAACTCTGATCGTTGGCACCGTCCCCGCTCCGGTACCTGGTACCAGGAAGGACGCGCCGCCTTCAGCTACTGGTGTGGCAGCGGCACATCCCACGGGTGGGGGCAGGACGAGATCCCGGACGTCGACAACCTGTGCGCCACCTGCGAAGGACGGTGGGTAGGACAGCAGGAGAACCGGCTCATCTTCACGCCGCGCAAAGCGTTGCCGCCAACCACCTGTCCGGCGTCGCGGTCGAACCTGTTCCCCAAGGACGCGATCCGCAGGTTCATCTGCCTGGTGTGCGGCGATGAGGCGAAGGTGTCAGGCGGGTGGAACCGGGGCCCGTACGTGTCGGTGCACAAGACCGGGGCGAACCTGATCGACCCGTGCCCCCATCACGGATGGCTGCGGCTGTGCCTTCATGAGGGCCGTGTGGTGTGCGTGTGCACGACGCGAGACAGGGAGGACCTGTGGTGAACCCCCGCATCCTCGTGACCGTGTCCCGTCAGTGGTCTTACATCTCCACCATGCGTGAGGTCCTGGCCAAGGTGTACGCGGAGCAGCCCACCGCTGTTCTCGTACACGGTGACTGCCCGCAGGGTGACCGGTTGGCGGCCACCATCTGGAAGCGCCTCGGTGGAGCAGAAGAGAAGTGGCCGGCTGACTGGTCGAAGGGCAACGGCGGCGGTCCGCTGCGCAACGCTCGGATGGTCGAGTCCAACCCGGACCTGGTGTTGAGCTTCATTCGCGGGAACAGCCGTGGCGCCACAGGCACCTGCAACCTCGCGGTTGGTGCAGGTCTCAACTGTGTCCCGCCCTACAGGCAGGAGGACTGACCGATGGACCACGACTGGGAAAAGGCGAAGGACGAACCGGCGTTCTCCAACGGCACGGAGTTCGAGATGTGGGCGGAGAACTGGTGTCGTCGCCCATGTCAAGAGGACAAGCACGGTGAGTGCCCAATCATCATGACCGCGTTGCTGGCGTTCACTCCGGTCGAGTGGCTGCCGCAGCCCGCCGACCAGTACCCGTCGAACGCCTACCACTGCGTGAACTTCCGTGGGCCTGACGAGCGGGACGAGGAGCCGAAGCCGCTACCGGATCCTCCGGACATGGACGCTCTGTTCGAGGCGCCTGAGCGTCGCGCTCGGATGTTCGTCCGTCCACAGCCTGCGGAGGTGAAGGCATGACCGCGGAGCCGATCGCCAAGAAGGTCACCCGGTACGGCTGTCCCTTCTGTCACAGGACGAGGTCGAGCAAGAAGGCGACGCGGGAGCACATGGCCCGCTGCTGGCGGAACCCTGAGGTTCGGGCCTGCCTCACGTGCGAGAACTACGACGAGGGCTCTGACGGCTGCTGGGGCGACCCCATGTGCAACTGCGCCTCGGGTCCGGCGTGCTTCCTCGGGATCCCGATCGTCCCCGAGGAGCCCGTCAAGACCGGCTGCGAGAAGTGGGAGGCAGCGTCATGACCCTCACTCTCCGGGCTGACTGCCCCTCCTGTGGAGACGAAGTACGCGTCCCCGTCCTTGCCCTGAAGCTCGCTGAGGGCAGGTTCCTGACTGTCGACGACTCACCGTTGGTGGAGCACGTGAAGACTCACGAGGAGGAGCTGTGACCACACAGGATGGCTCGCTGCGCTCAAAGCCTTCGGCATGGGGTCCAGTCACGAACGGGAACGCGCTAGTTCACCGGATGCGGGAGTTGTACGAATCAGGCCACTCGATCGGCGACATCGGCATGGTGGTGAACAGGAACCCCAGCACGGTCTACCGAGTCCTGGTCCGTCTCGGGGTGCAGATCCGAGGGGACAGCTTCCCGGCCCGGCAGCGGGTGCTGGAGTACATCAAGTCCTACCTGGACGAGCGGGGGTTTCCTCCTGGCGTTCGAGACATCGCCACAGGACTGGAGCTGTCCTCCACGGCGACGGTGACCTACCACCTCAAACACCTTGAAGCCGATGGCCTAATCAAACGAACTCCTGGTGTCGCTCGCAGCATCGTGGTCCTGGGACCTGAGGTGCAGCCGTGAAGCGCACCCCGATGCCTCCGCGCAAGAACTACATGAACGGGTCGTCGCTCCGCTCCTCCAAGCCTCCGGCAGAGGGGGAACTGAAGCCGGCGAAGCCACGGCGGTCAACGGGCAAGCACGTCGGCGAGTCCGCAGGCCGCAAGGCACTGGAGAAGCGCGTCGGCGACGACAAGCTGTGCGAGGTCCGCCTGTTCGGCATCTGCTTCGGTCGCGGCGGCAACGCCCACCATCGGCAGAACCGCAGCCAGCAGGGCAAGTGGGACGTCCGCAACCTGCTGTGGGTCTGCGGAAGTGGTTCGACAGGCTGCCATGGCGCGCTCACCAACACCAACGGCCGTCGTGCCGAGTTCGAGAAGGAGGGCTGGATCGTGCCTTCCCACGAGGATCCGGCGGAGGTGGAGTGCCTGATCTACACCCGCCGTTTCGGCCACGACTACGTGCTGCTGCTGGACGAGTACCCATGGGTGGAGCTGGCGGAGTTCCCCGAGGGAAGACCGGGACATCCGGACGACCTTGAGGTGCCTCAGCCTCCACGAGACCTGGATGGTGTGGCGTGAACCAAGACCAGCGCGACGCCATGCCCACACCCGCCCGTCCCGCGACGAGCCCTCTCGTCCTCGCCGCGTGCTGGGCCGGGCGGGAGCCGGCTGAACGCCTCACCCGCGGCGAGAGGGACCTGTTGTTCTTCGACCTGTGGCGCAGGGGCTGGAGCGATCTGGAGATCGCAGTCCACATGAAGGAATCGACGTACACCACGTGCCGTATCCGGGAGCGCCTGGGGCTTGAGGCACGGCGACCATCGCAGGAGGCGGCCTGATGCCATGGTTCAACGTGGACGACGGATTCGCCTTCCACCGCAAGACGGTGCGTGCCGGGAATGCGGCCGTCGGTCTGTGGGCACGCGCGGGCTCGTGGTGCGCGAAGGAGTTGACGGACGGTTTCGTGCCCGACCACATGGTGCGGACGATGGGAACCGTGAAGCAGGCCGAGCGTCTTGTGGCGGCTGGCTTGTGGGTCCGCGATGAAGAGCGCATGGGCTTCCAGTTCCACGAGTACGCCGAAGACGGACGCAATTTGACGCGCGAAGTTGTTCTGAAAAAACGCGAACAGGCTGCGGAGAAGAAGCGTAGGCAGCGTGAAGGGAACGCGCAGAAATCTGCGAACACGCAGGTAGGGGAGTCGTGTCCCGAGGGGACAGACGGGGGAGTCCCCGAGGGAGTCCCGGGGGGAGTCAACGTCCCCCCTCCCCTCCCCTCCCCTCCCTCTTCTCCTAACGGAGAAGAACCCTCACTTCGTTCGGGTAGCCGACGCGCCACCAACGGCGCCTCGCTCATCCCCGACGACTTCACCGTCACGCCGGAGATGGTGGCCTGGGCGAAGCAGGAGACCCCGCTCATCGACGGCCGTCGGGAGACCGCGGCGTTCATCGACCACTGGAAGCAGGCCACCCGGAACCACAAGAAGCGGGACTGGGTGGCGGCCTGGCGGAACTGGATGCGAAGGGCGCAGTCCGACGCGGAGACGAAACCATCCAGGGCATCTCCAAACAGAAGGCCCTCGATGAACCAGACCGACGCCAACATCGCGACCTTCATGGGCCTCGACCAGCCGCAGACCCAGCTCTACGCAATCTCTGGAGGTGAAAGCGCATGACCGACGAGCCGAAGAAGTCCAAGTACGTCCCGCTGACCGACGCGGAGGTCCGCAAGCTCCTCGTCGCGGCGATGTCCTACGACAACCGCAAGCCACCAGGACAGGCCAACGTGGCTGCGTGGAGCGACTCTGCAGAACTGGCCAAGTGGACGTTCGACGAGGCACTCAGGGCCCTCAAAGCCCATTACACCGAGGACGCTGCGTTCCTGATGCCGGGGCACATCACCGCTCGCATCCGCAAGGAGAGGCAGGAGTCTCGCGCGCTGCCTCCGCCGATGCAGAGACGGGCGATCGAGGCCCCGCCGGCGCAGCCCGAGCGGATCCGGTCGGTCATGTCTGGCCTGGCGAAGGCGCTGGGCTGGTCGAAGAAACCCGAGGCGCAGGTGCGCACCGCCCCCGTGCAGTGCCCGTACTGCCACGCCCTGCCGGGTAAGCCGTGCACTCGCGTCATCGGCCGCGGTATCCGTCGTGGCCAGTTCGTGCCGATCGAGAACTTGCACCAGTCCCGTGTGGACCTCATGAAGGAGCTGTGATGCCCGGACTTCCCTCAGTCACCGTGGTAGGCACCCTGACCGCTGACGTGGAGCTCAGGTACACGAGCTCGGGTGTCGCGGTGGCCTCGTTCACCATCGCCGCGAACGATCGAAAGTACGACCAAGCGTCGAAGTCGTGGAAGGACGGCGACGCGACGTTCCTGCGCTGCACCCTGTGGCGTCAGGCCGCCGAGAACGCGGCGGAGAGCTTGATCCGCGGTACTCGGGTCATCGCGACGGGCGCCCTCAAGCAGCGTTCGTTCGAGACCCGCGAGGGCGAGAAGCGGACCGTCCTGGAACTGGACGTGGACGAGCTGGGGCCGTCCGTGAAGTGGGCGACGGTCAAGGTTCAGAAGGCTGACCGGGAAGGCGGGACGTCGCCGAAGGCATCGAGCGAAGCGAGCCAAGACGATCCGTGGGGTTCAGACGCCCCGCCTTTCTGAGGTGACCGGTGAAGTTCTGGGACGAGACGACCAAGCACCCCAACTGCTCCAAGTGCATGGGTCCTCTCCTGGACGTAGCAGGCAAGGGTGTCCACCCACTGTGCGACAGATCAGACGAGGTGTGGTGGACACCAGAGGAAATGGCGGTGTGGCTGGAGGCAGCCGTATTGCCCGTTGAGATCGACGAGAACGAGCCGGGAGGGTGAGGGATGAGGGAAGAGATGGGTACGGAGGATGTGGGGGCGCCTGGCGGCGCTGAGCCTTCGGTAGCGGTGAGGTCGTGGAGGGACAACGCGCCCGCCATGCTGCTGGACTCGTTCACCGACGCGCACGGAGCACCGTGCTTCACCACCCTGGACCGGCGTTGGTTGTGGCGAATTGAGAACCAGTTGGCCGTTTGCGCGCCGTCTGGTGGCTACCTCGCTCAGCTCAGGAAAGACCTTTACCAGTATCTGTGCGAGACATGCATCCACCATTGGAACGTCTGGCCTGGCGACGAGCACATCGAGGCGCATCGCCAGTGCACTTGGTGCAACCACGTGGAGTGGGGGCAGTTCGATGCGGCGGCCTCCGGCAGAGGAGATGCGGCATGAGCAACCGCGAAGAGTCGGAGACCGTCACGCTCACTCGCGCAGAACTGATGTCGGGAATCCTCGTGGGCATCGGTGGCGAACACGACACTGTTCCGACGCAGGAGCAGTTGGACCGCGCCGTCGACATGATCTTCCGATACGCCAGGCGTCGCGACGCTTCGAGCGCAGCGAGCCAGGAAGGTTCCTCATGACCGACCTGGACGCGAAGATCCGCAGCCGCCTGAACCTCGTCCGCAAGGACATGCAGGACCACTACGATGACGCGATCGACTGCGTGGACCCGCTGTTCAACGACGCGGGCGAACTGGGCGGCGCGGTTCAGGCCGTGCTCGACCTGCACGCACCGAAGGCGCATCCGCTGGATCCCGAGTTCAAGTCCTGCGTGGGCTGCGAGACGCAGGTGACTCGAACCGACTGGCCGTGCGTGACGGTGCGGGCGTTGGCAGGAGGGATGGGCATCGAACTCGACCCGTCGCCGGAGGCCCCGGAGCGCAGCGACCCCAGTCCTTTGGAGACCCCATGACACCCCAAGAGTGGTCCTTCGAGTTCGAGTCCAAGCAGGAACACCTCCACCAACATGGAGGTCTCACCTGGTTCGACGCGTTGGTCCGGGCTCAGCTTGAGATGGAACGTGAGTACGGGGAACGACCCAAGGAGGCGGCGTGACCGAGGACTTCCACTGGGGACCAGACCCAGGGCACGGCGGACTCACCCAGCACAAGGGATCACGCCGCGATTGCGCCGGACCGGACTGCGGCAGTGACGAGGGCTCCCACTTCCACCAGGCCACGCAACGCCTGGACGCCAGCGATTGGCAGTGGCAGGAGGCCAAGCCCAAGGGTGCGTTGCGGGAAGCGCTCGTCGCGCAGGTTCACTCGAACCTTGCGATCGCCGTTGAACTTCGCCGCTCCAACGACCAGCGGGACGCGTTCAACGAGGCCATGTTGGAGTTCTTCGAACGACTGACTGAGGGTCGCTCCGCTCCTGGCGCTACCGCGCAGGGGGAAGGGAAAGGCGGATGATCCGCGTCGTCTGCGGCCTGGACCTGTCTCTTGCCAAGACAGGGGTAGCGCACATCGAGTCGGCCACCGGCAACGTCTGGGTCCTGAACACCTACCGCGTCACCACACCTCCTCACCCGAAGGGCGACACGAGGGCACTGAGGGACCGTATGGCCTACATCCGGTCGTCGTGCTCGATCGCCGCGGAGCACTGCCAGCTGGTGGTGCTGGAGGGCCCTTCGTTCGCGTCGGTTGGATCGTCCAGCAAGGACCTCATGGGCCTCTGGTGGCTCGTCTACGACCGGCTGATCCGTGACCACCGCGTGCTCGTCGTGCCGCCGTCAACCCTGAAGAAGTGGGCGACCGGCAAGGGTAACGCCGGGAAGCAACAGGTAGGGATCGGCGTGTACCGGGCTTTCCCTCGCGAGGTGTGGGGGCTGGATCTGGAGCGCTGCGACGACAACCAGGTGGATGCCGTAGGCCTCGCCGGCATTGGCGCCCAAGTCCTCGACCTCGGCGCACCTATCGAGTCCACCAAGTACCGCACTGATGTGGTGTCTGGGCTACGTCTACCTGAGGAGGTAGCAGCGTGATCGCCTTCGATCCACTGGACGAGAAGTACCGCTGGTGCGTCTACTGTCAGGCGGACTGCTGGCCTGAACCGGAGAATCAACGGCACGACTCGGAGTGTCCGACGAACACCGGTATCTACCCGGTGCGTGCTGAGGACGCGTTGCCCACGGGCGATCTGGGTGCGTGTACGGCGTGTTCTCAGCCGTTCGCCCTGGGCGACTTCTACGTCCACGTGAGCGACGAGTCGGGGCTGGTGGTGAGCCGCCCTGAGGTGGATAGCCGTAGCTGGATCGCTTGTGTCCCTTGTGGCATCACGCAGGTTGATCCGCGAACCTGACCCTCTGCACGAAGTGCCCGGAGCGGGGCGACTCTGATCAGTTGGGTTGGTCCCGCTTAGGACGACGGGGCATCCGAGCCCCTGGTTCACGCGTCAGCCACGCGAGAGCCTCATTGACCCAAGAGGACCGGTCGGTACCCAGCTCCTCGGTTGCCTCTGCGGCGGCATCCCAACGAGCCTCGGGCACACGGATGGTGCGGTGCGGTGTCTTCGGCTTATCGGGCATGGTCACAGTCTATAGGTGTACAGACAGAACGTCTAGATTGGGACTTGCGGTGTATGTACACCGACGTGTACAGTCGTATGTACACCAAGCGAACGGGAGCAAGACATGAAGACCGAGTCAGTCGAGAAGATCCGGCAGATGCAGGCCATGACCCGCGCCCTGTCCGACGACCAGCTCATCACCTCCTACCTCCTCGTGGTCGAGGCGGCCGACACCGCAGAGACCCGGCTGGTGAGGGGCGTGCTTCAGGACGAGCTGGAGCGGCGCATCCCGGCTATCGCCGAAGCTACCGAGGCGTGGGTGAACGACCTGGACTCCGACGACACGCAGGAAGACGTTGTCCTGCGTTGCCTCGCGAACAACTGAGCCGAGGAAGACATGAGCAACTGCGACGTGTGCGGCAACGAGCCGATGTTGGGCGTGGCCTCGATTCCCGGCATGCCCATCTCGGTGGCCTATGGCAGGGAGTGCCTGAAGGCCAACGCTCACCCCTGGTGGGCACTGGTCGGCAACACGGCGCTGCTGGGCGGGCTCGACCAGGCGGCCGACTGGTGGCAGGACATGGTTCGCGACACGTGCCGCCGACTCGGCAAGACCCTGGTCGAGTTCAACCGCGAGGTGGCGGAGGAGATCCGCAGCAATGCCGGGCCGGGCGTGGACGCGTTCTCCGTCTGCACCTGCAACGCCGAGGACGAGACGAAGTGCTCGCGCTGCGGCGTGTGCGAACGCTGCCACGGGGCGTGCGACTGCCGCGTTCCCGAGTTCTACGACCCGACCGGCGACCAGCCCGGCAACTGACCATCCTGGGGTGGGACCTCTCCTCCCACCCCACTACAGAACCGCAGGAGCAAGACATGGGCGCATGGGACCCGCAATGGGATATCAGTCAGCCGCTTCAGGGTGCACCCGAGCACCTGAACCGCAGCATCGGCGTGGTAGTGAGCCGACCGTTCCACCACCACGGACGCAACGCGGCCTATGTGGACGTGTACCGCGAGATCCCGCGCGTGAACACCGACACGTACGGCCTGTGCTACCCGGTCGAAGAGTCCGCGCAGCAGGTGCAGCGTGCGATTGAGGACACGATCGAGGATCTCGACAACCTCATCAAGCACCTGACCGATCACAGGGACCGCCTCGCGGCTGAACTCGCCGCATTGCCCCAGCGGGTCTTCGAGATGGACGTTCCCGACCGGACACCGGAAGTGCCTGTCGCGCCGATCGCAGCCGTCCCAACGATCGTTGATGTCAACCTGCCCGAGACAGCCTGACCTCCTGCCCACCCCACCCCACTACAGAGGGGAACGACAGCGTGGCCTCCAAAGCCTTCAAGTCCACTGGTGTCAACCTGGAGTCCGATGTCCCGAACGTCCTGTCGATCGACGTGGTCTCCAACTTCACGGACGCCATGGAGACGGGCCTGGTGCGCGTGGACACCAACTACAAGCCGACCCGACCCGGCAAACACCCCGTCGACCTGTCCATGACCGACGCGGTGGGCGCCGCATCGACCCTCGTTCAGGCCGCGCTGTCGGCGTACCACCAGACCGACGAGGTAGACGCGCTCACCGTCATGCGGGCGCTGACCGAGTTGGACGGCGAGATCCACCTGCTGCGGAGTGTGCTGCTCCGCGACATGCGGAACGTGCCGACGAGCGAGGTCTGACCACCTGCCCCGAGTGATACGAGAGAAGGCCTAGGAGGCCAGCGATGAACAGCGCGGAACACAAGGCGAAGGCCGAGGAACTGCTTGCGGAAGCGGAGTTGACCCTGGACGCAGTGGACGGCTCCCGGCTCCCTGCCGACGAGGCCTACGGAGTGCAGCTGTCCTTTCTGGTCGCGTTCGCGCGGATCCAGGCGCACGCGACGTTGGCACTCTATCCCGGTCAGGATTGATGCTCACTCCTCTCGTAGCGGCATCCCGCCGCACGATGAACCAGTAAGGAGGGAACGGGACATGACTGGTTTCATCATCAACCCCGGGTCTCGCATCCATGCCAGCTCAGGAGACGGCTGGACGAACACCTACGAAGGTGCCGTCAAGGAAGCGCAGCGCTGGCTGAAGGAACTACGAGACGACCACATCGCGGACGTGGAGCTTGTGCTACCCGGTGTGCCGGGAGAATGGGGGCGGTGGGTGTTCGGGTTCCGCCACAAGGTCACGGGCGTCACGGTCAGCCTGGAGACGCACGGCATCGACGACTGGCGGGCATACGAGAAGCAGTGCGTGTTCTCGCCGAAGGTGTACTGGAACGGGTCGAGTTGCGGTCAGCCTCAGGTGGAGGACTGGGCAGCGCCGGCGTTCACCGCGATCAAGACGTTCAGGCAGGACTGACCGCGCGAGGCCGCCCGGAGCGCAGCGACCCTGAAGAGGTAGTAACCACGTAAGGACTCCCCATGACCGACCTCGGTACCTCTCTCCACTCCTGGCTAGAGCCCGTAGACCCCTCGAACAACCAGGACTGGTACGAGCACGTCCTATCCCGGAACTTCGCCTGCGGGTGCAGACCGTGGACCACCTACTGCACGGAGTGGAAGCCCCCGTCATCCGGGAAGCTCGGCACCTACTGGATCAACTGGAACTCGGTGCCGGTGGATCAGGCGACGATCGAGCGCGAAGCCAGACGTCGTAAGTACGTGATGCTCAACGCCTGGCAAGGGGATCTGGCGAGGAAGCTGAAGGCGGTCAACCCGAACCTTCTGGTGTTCTGCTACAAGGACGCTTCCTCCACCCGCAGCTACGACAAGAACGCCATCTGGTCCCTCCTGCCCGCAGGCGTGAGCTACCAGTGGGCTGTGGCCAACCGAACCGACTGGTTCCTGAAGGACTCGGCAGGCAAGCTTCTCTCGTACTCGGGCTACGAGGGCCACTGGCAGATGGACATCGGCAACACCCTCTACCAGAAGATGTGGGCCGAGAACGTCGCCAAGGTGAAGCCCCTCGGGTTCGACGGGGTCCTGATCGACAACCTGCTGTGGACCCCCGACACCTACCACTCCGGCGTCTACCCGGCCCAGTACGCGTCGAAGGAGGCGTTCCAGCAGGCCTACGTGTCCTTCCTCGCCAACACCCGACCGGTTCTCACGGCGGCTGGGTTGAAGACGGTCGGCAACCTCACCGACGCCCGCCGCCACTCCGGGGGGTGGAACCGGTACATGGCCTATCTCGACGGCGGGTGGGATGAGTGGTGGCTCGCGTTCTCGGACACCAACCTCCAGCCTGAGTACACGGAGGGGTGGCGCAGGATCGTGAGAGAGGTCCTGGACAACGAGGCAGCGGGGAAGCTGACCCTCGTGCAACCCCACTACTCCAACGGCCTAGCGGGCAGGCGGGCGTTCCTGTACACGCTGGCCTCCTACTACTGCGTGGCGGGACCCAAGTCGGCGATCACCGCGTCGCATGTGACCAACGACTACGACGCACCTCACCTCTGGCCTGCCGAGTACGACTGGGACTTGGGCGACCCGGTCAAGTACTACGAGTGGGCGGCACCGAACGTGTTCAAACGCCACTTCACCAAGGGCATGGTGGTCGTCAACGCCAACCGATCCGATAGTGGTCCTGTCACCATCCAGTTGGGTGGGGCATACCTCGACCATGCTGGAGCAACAGTGACGTCTGTGTCTCTTCCCGGTACGTCGGGAGCGATTCTGAGGAGGGTGGCATGAGCGACGTCCGGAAGAAACTGGCGCTGCGCGACCGGCTCCTGGACCACTTCGTGGAACTGGCCAAGGAGCGCGGTAAGCGGCAGGAAGTCGTTGCCACGGGCAGCGCTGAACCGGAGCTGTCCTGGGTGCTCTACGAGCGGCACGGCATGTTGGCTGAGGTCAATCGCATCCGCGAAGAGCTGGGTTACGTTCGTACGACCCTGGGGCCGCTCTGGGCAGCAGAACGGTTGTGCGTGGGCCACGTGGATTACGCGGAGAAGTGGGCGCTGTACTGCGCTGAGATCGCCATGGAGGAGTACCCGTGAGCGGACAAGATGATGTGGCGCCTGCGGCGCAGGCCTCCGGCGGTCGGAGCGCCCGATGCGGGCACGTCACCGAAGGCTGTCCCCGCTGTGGGCGCAACGATCCACTGCTGGGCTCCTCGATCGGCGATGACCAGTACTGCCACACGTTCAGCGAGGGCTACCCGACCTGCTACATGCTGACCCAGTGGGAACGCCCGCGCGACGAGTTGCACGCGGACCCGTTCACGAGCGGCCTGGCGGAGATCTTCGACCGCATGAAGCAACCCCCTGCCGTAGGCCCGTGAGGCGTAGCCGAACCCAAGGAGGGAAGACATGGACTACAGGATCCGAGCAGTGGACGGCTCACCGTTTCCGAGGTCGCAGGAGGACGTGACCTCGGTGGACGCGGAGATGAACGAGATCCGCTACATGGGCATGGCGGTGGGTCTTCTGGCCGCAGAGGTGGACGAACTCGTCGACGTGTGGACGGACTGGTGGGGCGTAGGTCCGAAGACGCATCTGGACTTCGGCATCCTCAGTCGGTCGGTGGCGAACCGCGCGACCGGGCAGGCGTGGCGGCCAGGGGAGATGACCACATGACGGACATCATCGCCCGCATCGACGCCGTTACAGGCTGCCAGCAGTGCGGCAAACCCCTCGGCCCCTCCCCGTCTGACGACTTCTGTGGTGAGGGATGCCAGCACGCATGGCACGTAAAGAGGGCACAGGAGCCCGCATTCCGCACGGTCGACTCGGCGCGCCTCCTGGAGATCCGGCTGCACACCCAGCCGCCAGAGGTGGAACCTGCGGCCGTGCCAACCGCCTACGCTTCAGGCGGGGTCGTGTGGGATGCCGTCGCGGCCCGAACTGGCTTCGGGTTGGAGCCTTGGCAGGAGCGCTGGCTGCTGGAGCGAGGGCTGTTGCGCAGGGAGGATTCGTGACCCCCATTGTCCGTGGCCACGAAGAAGAGTGGCGTCCAGTCGAAGGCTGGGAAGGCCTTTACGAGGTGAGTAGCTGGGGGAGGGTCAGGAGCCTCACGAGGCGAAGGCGGACCTAGACAAGCCCTGACCTGCTCACTTGCTTTCAGATCCACAGAGGTCAGAATGAACCTCGACCATAGTGGAGCCTGGGAGGGTCTATGTCCGCGCAGACTGTCAGCACGTGCGTGGTGTGCGGCTCGGAGACGGACGCCTTCCTGTGCGGCGGGACCAAGCCTGAGACCGGGTGCCTCGGCAAGCTCCAGCGCAAGCTCGGCAACTGCGCCGCACTCCAGGAAGAGCTGGACGTGGTGCTCAGCCGGCAGAACAAGACTGGCGGCCAGGGAATCGGCTACGTCACCCGAGGCGCCGACGAGCATCCCCTCCCTGTGAACCTGAAGAGCACCGAAGCTGTCGCCCGGCTGCGCGACACCATGTGCCTGTGGATCCGAGACCTGCACGAGACCCACACCCCGCGGCTCGTGGACGGCTCCATCCCTCCGGTGGATGTCGAGCTGGGCATCGTCCCGTTGTCCCGCTGGCTGATGCGCCACCCGACGTGGATCGCCCTGCATCCAGCCGCAGACGACCTCTATGAGGAACTCACCGAGGCGATGAGCCAGGCGTGGCACACTGCGAACTTCATGGCGCCGGACACCGTGTTCTACGGGATCTGCGGCAACGTCGAGAACGACGAGGAGTGCACCGCTCACCTGTACGGCCGGGCTGACGCGTGGACCGTGGTCTGCAAGGTGTGCACAACGGAACACGAAGACCTGGAGGAGCGCAAGGAGCAGCTCGACTGGGCCATGGAGGACCAGTACGTCCCGATGGGAGACCTGGTCGGGCTGATCACCGGCAAGGGGAAGCGGGTCACCTCCTCGATGGTGCGAGGGCTGGCGCTACGGGGCCGGATCGTCTCCTGGGTGCGCATCCTGGATGGAGACGTCGGGGCAAGCGTGGAGGACTGGTACGGCAATCGCGTCCGCCTGCGCACGCCCGAGGACGCGGACCTCCAGGCGCTGTACCGGGTAGGGGATGTGCTGGACGTCATCACCGAGCGGCAGGACACGCCCGAACGTCAAGTTGCGTAGAGGTTCGCGAACGCCTACATTTCTAGTGTCAGGTGTCGTGTCCGCACGAGACCCGCGCGCTAGCCCCAACCACCTGTGAAGTGGCTGGGGCTTTCTGCTGTACCCACAACTGAATACCGGCCAGTCGCTCCCAGGCTCTGGCCCTCTAACTTCCCGCTCTTCGCAGCGGGAACGGTCACGGCTCTGCTCGCCTTGGCGCGGCGGAACGGGCTCTGAGCGGAGCCGTGACCACCAGACCTCAGGTAAGATGGAGCTACCCGGCGAGGTAGCTCAACGGTAAGAGCACCGGCGCGTGAGCAGAGGCAGACGCGGGTTCGACTCCCGCCCACGCCGGGTTCACAGATTTCCATAGGGACGCCACCATCTCCGGATGGTCCCTGAGTGACACCGCTGGCTTGTGTGTCGGGTAAGCGTGTCCCGCCCCCTCAGGTAAGACCCCCGGTCGCGACCAGCGCGCCGCCGGGGCCACCAACCCACCCCGTACGTGAAGCGGCCACACACGTGACTTGGCTATAGCGCTACCCGCATCCGCCTTGGGCTTCAGGGAGCGCACGGAGAGTTCAAATCCTCCCGGGGTACTACTAGCTCCTCGTCGTCCTCCGGGACTGGCGAGGCTTAGACGGGCCGTGTTCGGATAGCTGCGCGATTGGGCGACAGCGCGGAGGTTGATCGCTCCTGCCGAACACGGCCTGGCCGCAACTTTCCGGTGGGTCGGGGATGTCCACAGGAGGCCTCATGGGCTCAACCCTCGACCCCAACGCTTCCACGAAGACGTGGGCGCTCTGGCTTGGTGCCACTGTGGCGACGTTCGCAGCCCTTGAGGCTCACGCGGTGTCCACGCGGCGCCGCCCGACCCTCTCAGGCGCCCTCAGGGCGTGGATGGGGCACGACCCGGTCAAGCCGCACCGCTGGATCGCTTCGGTGCTCTGGCTGAGCTTCTGGACGTGGTTGACGGGTCACCTGCTGCTCTCGTGGCCTCCGAACCTGAAGGAGCGCGGATGAGCACCCGCTTGCTCTGGACTAACACGAGCCCGCAAGTTCATCCAGCGTTGATCGCGCTAGCGCAGGGCGACCTTCGGCGACGTGGTGTGTTGCTGCGAGCATTGAAGATGGACGCCGTGCGGCAGTTCTACAGACGGCCATCGCACATCGTTCCGGTCACGCCCAGGCGATGTAAACCGAACCGCTGGACGTGAACCTCAAGGAACGTGGAGGTACGCCGTGACCACCTGGTGTGACCACTGCCCTCCGAAGAAGACGCCGCTCTGCCCAGACTTCATCGAGCCGCCCACGAGGTGATGAGCGCGATGGACCACCAACTCAAGGGCGTCACGGTGGGCCAGTTCCGCGCCACCCTGCTCCAGGCCGTGGACCGCATCGACGTTGTCCGGCCTGAGGCGCTCCGCGAACCCGTTTCACTGTGGCTGAGGGCCGTCGAGGCTGAAGCCCAGCAGTGGAGACACCTGCTCGGGCGGCCTGTCGTATCAGCATGGAACGCAGCGCTGGCCATCCTCAGCGAGGCGTAGCAAGACGGTCGGGGGACCGAACCCACTAATCCTCTGACCCTCTGGAGCCGACGTGAAGGTTCGTCGCATCCTCGCGCCCCTCATCGCCGTGATCGTGGTCGTCTCCGGCATCTCGTTCGCTGCCGCGCAGACCGAACCCGTACCGACCGCACCTCTCGGGACTTGGTGCCCACCGCTCCCGTCAAACGCCACCGCTGGCCAGCCTGTGCAGTGCAAGGTGGTCGCAGACCCCGACTGGACTGCTCCGACGAGCACCACCACGGTCCCGCCCACCACCACCACGACCACCACGACGACCGTGGCTCCCACGACGACGGTCCCGACCACAACGGTGCCGACGACCACGCCTCCGGCAACCACGACGACTCAGCCGCCGGCGAGCCTGATGGGCTGGCAGTTGACCGCGGACAACGTAGGCCTGAAGCCTCACGGCCTGTCCTGCGCGTCGCTGCCGCTGTACATCGGCCCGGCCAAGCCTCTCGCGGGCAACACCATCTCGGGCTACCGCATCGAGCAGCCCCTGGACCTCTCCAACGGCAACCTGCTGATCGAGAAGTCGTGCATCAAGCCCTCCACGGTGGGCTACCACAACAGCTTCCTCGTCACCACCACCGTGTGTTCCGGAAACTCCTGCTCCGCCACCACCGCGGGGAACGTGACGATCCGGGATTCGGAGATCACCGCCGACCACCTCAGTGCGGGGACGATCGCCAAGTCGTGCGCCTTCCTCGGTGTCGGCACCCTGCAGCGCAACTACATGCACGGCATGGGCTCCGGCATCTGCTTCTTCGAGACCGGCACCGTCCACAGTGCGCTGGCCGAGCACAACTACGTCAGGGGCCTGCGGAGCTCGGGCGACTCCCACAACGAGGCGGCGACGATCCGGGACTTCCGTAACGCCACTGGCCGCACGGTGAAGTTCCTCAACAACCGCCTCGACTGCTCCAGCGGCAACGCCACCGGAGGGTTGTTCATCCAGCCCACCTGGTTGCCCATCTACAACGTCACCATCCAGGGCAACTACCTGGAGGGCGAGGGTTACAACCTGTACCTCGAACGCACGGGCAACGCCACCTACGGCAACGTGCGCGCGATCAACAACCGCTTCCGCCCCACAGGCTGGGGTGCGAGTGCCACCCCGTCTGGCCCTGGCTATGCGGAGTGGCGCGACAACCACATCTACGACGCGGCCAAGCCTGACGGCAAGGGCGCGGTCCTCAACCCCTGAGGAGCCTTCATGGGCGGCGAGAACGGCGACTAGTAGGAGGCGCCATGCGCATCCTTCATTCCCACGACCCGGCACCCGAGGACGATCGGAGCCTCACCAACGAGGAGATCGCCGAAGCGGTCCGTCACGCCCACACACGCATGTGGGAGTACGCGGCCATGGGCGAGTTCCAGTTGGCAGGGGTGTGCGAACGCGCCACGGACAGGATGCTGGACGCCCTGGCCGCGAGGCTCAGCCCGGCGTCATGACCTGCGCGTGAGGTTCTCGGCACACCGGATGCACTTGCGGCGAGTCTGATCGGGCCTGTGCTCTGTAACCCAGCAGACGAGACCCCATAGCTTGTCGGTGAGGGTCGGGGTGTGCTGCTTACGCATCGGCACTCCTGACCTGCTCCAGCGAGGCAGCGAGTTCGCGCCCGACCTGACGGAACGCGGCGGCGAGCTCGCGAGCCTGAGGGTCGTTACCGCCCTGTTGGGCGTACTGGTGTGCGTGTCGGATGAGCGTCTGTCGAGCGTATTGGTGCGGGTCGAACGACACGTTGGTCCTCCCGGTCGGCGTGGCGGAAGGCGTGCAGCCTAGCCGTTGTCCACGCCAGTTGTCTGCCTGGCGTTCACCAACGCCGCACCCAAGAGGGTGAGCACACCAAGGCCCGCAAGAACCCCACCGAACACGCCGCGCCCATCGAGGGCGTCACCGCAGATGGCCCGGTAGTCAACGGACGAGGATCCTCTGCCGGCGAGGGCTGAGCCGAGATCCGCGCCCCGGTTGGCGGCGTCGATCATCGCGGTGTCGCGGGACCACGGTGAGCCGCAGGGAACGCCCTCTGCGCTACCGGGAACGAAGCCGAGCAGCAGTCCGACGATGAGCACGAGTAAGCCTGTGATGGCGATCTGTTTGACGGTCATGGGTTCCCTCCGGGGTTCTCAGGGTTGTCGCGTTCACACGCACGCGTGTTAGCAGACGCGTGGAGCGTAGGTGCAGTTGAGCGGCAAACGAGTGAACCTGTCGCACACAGTTCCGATTGACCGCCGCGACGGAGGCTGTAGCCATGAGTGTTGAGATCGACCTGGAGCACGCACGCGTCGTTCGGGTGCAGCCCGGCGACGTGGTTGTGCTGCGCACGGACTGGCCTTGCAGCATGCAAGAGGTCCACGCGATCACACAGAGGGTCAAGCGGTTCTTCCCCGACAACGAGTGCGTGGTCCTCTCGGGCGCTGAGCTGGAAGTCTTTCGCTCGGAGGAGCAGCCACCCAGGTAGCTGAGCCCTCGTGTGCGTTAGGGAATGCGACATAACCGCAGGTCGCACTTCAACTGAGGGGGCACTGTGGTTAACCGACCCTGCCTCGACTGCGGGGTACTCACCCCCAACACCCGGTGTGGACCCTGCCGCAAGCAGAGAGACAACCAGCGGTACGCACGTAGAGGTTCAGCCACCGAACGCGGTTATGGCTACGCGTACAGGCAGCGCCGTGACGGGGTGCTGGCAGACGCCACCCACTGCACGACCTGTGGCGAACCGTTCACCCCGGACAACCCCGCTACCGGTGGACACGTGGTGGACCTGCGCACCCTGCCCAGGCAGGAGCGCAAGGCATCGGCTGCCACAGCCGAGCTTGCACCGCAATGTCAGGACTGCAACTACGGATGGAACAGGCAGCGGCCCGGCGCCGACCGCCACGCAGAGTGACACCAGCACGAGGCTAGGCCGAATGGAGCAGGCCCCAGGGGGGCACTAGTTGATCGTGTCCCACCTGCGACAACGGGACCCCAGTCACAGGGCTCTCGCGGTGTGTACGAATCTGGGGCGTTGTCGATCTTTCGTGGGGCCCGGCGCGGAAATCTAACGAAATTAGTCACGCTCAGTCACGTCGGAGGTGGTCGACATGGCTGGACGCGGACGGGCGCCGAAGGACCCCGAGAAGCGGGTCCGGCGCAACGCAGACCCGATCCCTACCGCGGAGCTCACTACCGATGGCGAGTTGCGCGGTCTCGAACTGCCCGCCGACGTGCTGGGCGAGGGCGAGGAGTGGCACCCGCAGACGCTGCGCTGGTGGAACACGTGGCGCTCAAGCCCGCAGGCACAGACGTTCCTGCAGACGGACTGGGACTTCCTCTTGGACACCGCCCTCATGCACCACACGATGTGGGCGAAGGGCCGGTGGGAGTTCGCCGCAGAGCTCCGGTTGCGCGCCGCGAAGTTCGGCGCCACTCCCGAGGACCGCGCCCGGCTGCGAATGAAGGTAACCGACCCGGACAAGCCGGCCTCGGATTCCCCTGCGACGAAGACGACGCACTACGGCCATTTGAAGGTGGCGAAGTAGCGTGCCGTGGCGGGGCCCTGAGTATGAGGGTGAGTTTCCGTCGCTGGGGTGGCAGCTGCTGGAGTGGTGGGCGGAGTATCTGCCGAACCCAAGGGACGACAGCGCGCCGCTGATCTTCACTGACGACCAGGCGCGGAGCCTGATCGAGTGGCACGCCCTCGACCCGTTGACGGGGCGGCACATCTACCGCCGTGGCGCGTCGCGTAGGTCGAAGGGGATCGGCAAGTCTCCGGTCCGTGCGGCTGACGCGATCGCCGCACTGGCCGGGCCGATCGTCTTCGATGGCTGGGACGCCTACGGAGAGCCGGTCGGTCGTCCTCTCGGGACGAAGGCCGGTGACCCGGACCCGTGGGTGCAGATCGCCGCGGTGTCCGAGGATCAGACGGAGAACACCTACGGCGCGCTGTACGCGTTCCTGACGGCGAATGACGGCCACGCCGCTGACGAGCTGCGGATCGACGTCGGGTTGACGCGGTGCTTCCTGCGTGACCGCAAGGGCAGGCTGGAACCCGTCACCGCATCAGCGGGGTCACGTGAGGGTCAGCCGATCACCTACGGGGTGATGGACGAGACCCACCTGTGGACTCCCCGCAATGGTGGGGTTCGCCTGGCGCGGACGATCCGGCGGAACGCGGCGAAGATGGGTGGCCGGACCTACGAGACAACGAACTCGTTCGTTCCCGGCGAGGAGTCGGTTGCGGAGGGCACGCACAAGTCGTTCGAGAAGGGCACCGCTGGCGTCTACTACGACGCTGTCGAGGCCCCGCAGGTGAAGGAGGAAGACCCGGACGAGGTCCTGAAGGCCGCCTTGAAGGTTGCCTACGGGGACGCGTACTGGGTCGACCTCGACCGGCTCGTAGCGGACATCCGTGACCCTGAGACGCCGTGGGAAGACGCGTGCCGGTTCTTCTTCAACTGGAACGTGGACGACCGTCACAAGGCTGTCGAGAAGAAGCTGTGGGACGACCGCAATCACGGTGAGGCCCCGCCCGCCGGAACGCGGATCGGGGTCGGGTTCGACGGGTCCATCTCGGACGACTGCACCGCGCTGGTGGGCTGCTACCTCAACGAGGGTGTGCCCACATGGTTCGAGATCAAGGTGTGGCAACGCCCGAAGGATGCCACGCGTACGTGGCGAATCCCGCGGTCTGAAGTTCAGGACGAGGTGCGGGAGACGTTCGCCTACTGGGATGTCGGGTTGATGTTGTGCGACCCGGCGAAGTGGCAGACGGAGATCGAGGGCTGGGCCGAGGAGTTCGGCGAGGACCGGGTGGTCTTCTTCGACACCAACCAGCCAGTGCGCATGTCCCGCGCGTGTGACCGGTTCCTTGTCGTGATGGCCGAGGGCTCGTTCGCGCAGGACGGTTCTCCGGTGTTGTCGGCGCAGGTGCTCGCGATGCACAAGCGCAAGGTTCGTGTCCGCGATGACGAAGAGGACGGCCGCACGAAGTACGTGTTCGTGAAGGGCCCTGACAAAGCGAAGATCGACGCCGGTATCGGCGCGGTGCTGGCGCTGGAAGCGGTAGCGACGATGCCTGCACTGGAGGTGGCCGAACCGTGGGTCGCCTATGCGTGAACCTTGTCCTCGCCGCCTCGACGGGCGCTGCTTTTGCCGGAACGTGGTGGAACTGGGGCCCTGGTTGGGCGCTGCTTGTTCTGGCTGGCGTTGGCCTGGTGCTGGGTGTGTTCGTGCTGGATGACGGCACCGAGGAGGTGCCGAAGAAGTGAGCACCCTCTACCAGCGCCTCCGAAACCGTACCTCCACGGAGCAGCGGTACTCGATCGACGACTACCTGAAGGATCTGCACCTGCTGTATCAGGGCCACCCCTACTCGGTGGTGTCCGGCGGTACGACGGGCGACCGCGAGGAAGTCGCCAACTCGTTCGTCGGCTACGTGCAGCAGATCTACAAGTCCAACGGTGTCGTGTTCGCGACCAGCCTGGCGAGGCTGTTGCTGTTCACTGAGGCCCGGTTTCAGTGGCAGCAGATGCGCGGCGGTCGGCCGGGTGACCTGTTCGGCAACCAGGATCTTGAGGTTCTGGAGCGGCCGTGGCCCAATGGAACGACTGGCGAACTGCTGGCCCGTGCCGAGCAGGACGTGACCGCGGCGGGGAACTTCTACGTCTCCCGTGAGGGAAAGAGGCTTCGCCGCCACCGCCCGGACTGGGTGGAGATCGTGCTCACCGCGCCGCCAGATGAGGCGGTGGAGTCCGATGTGGCCGGCTACCTGTACACCCCCGGTGGGTCGAAGTCCAAGGCAGAGCCCAGGTTGTACCTCCCCGGGGAGATGGCGCACTGGTCGCCCATCCCCGACCCGGAGGCACACTACCGGGGTATGTCGTGGCTGACCCCAGTGATCCGTGAGGTTCAGGCGGACGGTGCGGCCACGCGGCACAAACTGAAGTACTTCGAGAACGGCACCACACCCAAACTGGCGGTGTCGCTCAGCGAGAAGGTGTCGAAGGAGCAGTTCCAGGCCTTCATCGCCAAGACGAACGCTGAGCATCAGGGCGAGCACAACGCCTACAAGACCCTGTTCTTGGGTGGTGGCGCCGATGTGAAGGTCGTCGGCGCGGACTTGAAGCAACTGGACTTCAAGGTCACCCAGGGCGCTGGTGAGACCCGGATCGCCGCTGCGGCGGGGGTGCCACCGATCATCGTGGGCCTGTCCGAAGGCCTTGAGGCGTCGACCTACTCGAACTACGGCCAGGCTCGCCGCAAGATGGGCGACCACTGGGCTCGTCCACAGTGGCGTTCCGTGTGTGCGGCCCTGGAACCGATCCTGCGCCGCCCGGACAACGCCCGGCTCTGGTACGACGACCGCGACATCGCGTTTCTCCGTGAAGACGAGAAGGACGCCGCGGAAATCCTGTCCCAGAAGATGCTGACGATCGAGTCCGGGGTTCGTTCCGGCTACACCCCCGAATCCGTTGTGGACGCTGTCGACTCAGGCGATCTGCGGCGGCTGAAGCACACCGGCCTGTTCTCCGTTCAGCTCCAACCTCCCGGCTCGGGTCAGCCGGCACCTGCAGCGAAGGAGGTTCAGGGTGAAGAGCCTGCGTGACTTGGCAATCGTGCGCAGCGCGGTCGCCCCTGTGGCGTTCCTGCCGCAGCAGCGCGCCGACATGCCCGACGACGAGGACGTGTCCAACGAGGGCATGCCGACCATGACGGTGGAGTTCTCCAGGTTCGGCGTCTGGTACCCGATCCGCTCGTTCTGGGAGGGCGAATTCCTGGAGCGCGTCGCAAGAGGCGCCTTCAAGAAGACGATCCAAGAGCGCGGGGCCCAGGCGAAGGTCCTGTTCAACCACGGCATGGACTTCTCCATTGGCGACAAGGTGATGGGTGTGCCCTCGCTGCTTGAGGAGCGCGAGACATCGCCGTACGCCGAGGTCCCGTTGCTCGACACCAGCTACAACCGCGATCTCGCGCCTGGATTGCGCGCTGGCGCCTACGGATCATCGTTCATGTTCAACGTGCTCCACGAGGAGTGGAACGACGAACCGAGGCGCAGTGAGCACAACCCGGACGGACTGCCAGAGCGCACCATCACCGAGGTTCGACTTCTGGAATTCGGCGCGGTGACGTGGCCGGCGAACGGCGGCGCGACCGCAGGACTCCGCGGCGGCACTGACTGGTTCGTGGATCAGGTCCGCTCCCGTCGTCCCGAGCAATTCGAAGAGATCGTTCAGCGATTCCAAGACTTCCGTGCACAGCACGGCCTCCGCACCCCTGAGTCTGACGCCGCCCTGCGGGGCACCTCGGACGATGGAGCCGCGATCAGCACGACCGACGCGCCGGACACCACTGATGTGGTGCACCACTCGACCGGTCTGTCCCCATCCGGGCGCGCTGCACGACTGCGTGCGCTGCGCCACCCCTTCCTCATCAAGGAGGCGTCCTGATGAATCTGGACGAGATGGAGACCAGGCTCGGCGAGATCGAGACTGAACTCCGCACCATGCACGAGGCCGCTGGCGAGGCGGCGTTCACCGACGAGCAGCAGTCCCGCTGGGACGAGCTTGAGGGCGAACTCGCCTCTGTCACCACCGCGCGTGACGAAGCGCGCGCCGCGATCGAGCGCCGCCGCGAGACGGTGCGCGGTCTGGCCAGCAGGCCCGGCCACACCGAGAACGGCGACGGCGCCACGGGCGCCCCGAAGTCCCCGGAGTTCATGCGGAAGGTCGAGCCGTTCGACGGCGCCGACGTTCGCAGCATGCCCCGCGCAGAGGCTCGCGACAAGGCACTGAAGGTGCTGGAGAACCGCGAGCACTCCGGCCACATGGAGGACCGGCAGAAGGAGCACCTGGACCGGGTACTGCGGAAGCTGTCCCGCAACACGGACGGCTCCCAGATCGCGCGGCGGCTGCTGCTCACCGAGCACGAGGACTACCGCAACGCGTTCGTGAAGATGGTGACGCGTACCTCGCCGGTTCTCACCGCTGACGAGGCGCGTGCGCTGGAGCGGTTCGACGAGTTCCGCGCCATGTCCATCGGCACCGACTCTGGTGGCGGGTTCGGTGTGCCGGTCCTGATCGACCCGACGATCATCCTGACGGCGCAGGGCTCCCCGAACGACATCCTCAACCTCGCGCGTGTCGAGGTCATCACGAACGACGAGTGGAAGGGCGTCACCAGCGCCGGTGCCAGCTGGTCGTTCGACGCGGAAGCGGCTGAGGTCTCCGACGACTCGCCGACCCTCGCGCAGCCGAACGTTGTGGCACACAAGGCGCAGGGCTTCATCCCGTACTCGATCGAGGTCGGGATGGACTACCCGAACTTCGCGGGCGAGATGAGCACGCTGCTGTCCGAGGGCTACCTGGAGCTGATCGCAGAGAAGCTCACCACGGGCTCCGGCACCAACGAGCCGTTCGGCATCGTCACCGCCCTGGACGCCAACACCAACGTCGAGGTCACCCCGACCACGGACGGCGCGTTCGGCGCGGTGGACCTGTACAAGCTGTGGGACGCGCTGCCGATCAAGTACCGCAACCGCGGTGACCGGGTCGCGTGGATGTCGTCCACGGACGCACAGAACGAGGTGCGGAACTTCGGTACCACGCTCGGCTCGAACTTCACCGTCGACCTGACGGAGGAGTCGATCCCGCGCCTGTTCGGCCGTCGCTACTACATCAACGACTTCATGGCCGACTTCACCGGCACCACCGGTGCGTCGAACCTGCTGATCGTCGGTGACTGGCAGAACTACCTGGTGGCGCAGAGGGCCGGCATGAGCGTCGAGCTCGTGCCGCACCTGCTGCACACGTCCAACAACCGGCCGTCCGGTCAGCGCGGCTGGTACGCGTGGGCCCGCGTCGGCGCGGACTCCATCAACGACCTGGGTTTCCGCATCCTGCAGAACCAGTAGGTCCTGACCGTCTCGCTGGCCGCCTGGGTGGTCGGCCAGCGAGACAACCACCCAACCACCACCTGCAGAGGAGTGTTCACCGTGGCTTACGTGTACCCGAACTGTGTGTCGGTCGTCTTGTGGGAGGGTGGCCGGATCCGGTTGAACCCGGACCAGAAGTGGCCGGCGGACGACCCGTTCGTGACTGCCCGGCCGGAGTTCTTCTCCGCTGAGCCGCGGATGGTGGCCAGCAGCCCCGGCTACGCCCCTGTCGAGCGTGCGACCGCCGCACCGGGCGAGACCCGCCGGGCGCGCAGGCCGAAGCAGTCCAAGCCTGCCGCGCAGGCCGACTCGTCTGAGAGCAACGAGTGAGCGACGCGGTCCTTGCCGCGTACCTGCACCCCAACAGTGTCAGCCACTCGTTCTCCGATTCGCTGATGCGGTTGTTCGCCTACGACATCCAGCACGCGGGGCACGTCGCGCGTGGTGGCGGTCCGGCGATGTTCCGCTGCGGTTCAGGCGGTCTGGTGGAGGCCCGCAACGATGTGGTGAAGCACTTCCTGTCGGGTTCGGCTGACTGGTTGTGGTTCGTGGACAGTGACATGGGGTTCGCCCCGGACACTGTGGACCGTCTGCTTGAGGTCGCCGACCCGGCCACCCGGCCGGTGGTTGGTGGTTTGTGCTTCGGGTTGCGGGAGACCGCGCCGGACGGTCTGCACGGCTGGGAGACGCGCTCCTTCCCGACCTTGTATGACTGGGGTCGCAAGAACGACGGTGAGACGGGGTTCGTGGTGCGCCGCGACTACCCGGTCAATGCGGTCACTCAGGTGGCTGGCACGGGCGCGGCGTGTCTGCTGATGCACCGTTCGGTGTTGCAGCGGATCGCCGACGAGCTGGGTGAGGTGTGGTTTGACCGCACCAGGTACCCATCGGGTAAGCCGGTGTCGGAGGACTTGTCGTTCTGTTCACGGCTGGGCGCGCTCGGTGTCCCGGTGTTCGTGCACACGGGTGTCAGGACGAACCATCACAAGCAGGTGTGGGTGTCCGAGCAGGACTACTGGGCTTCGGTGCAGGTCCCTCCTGCGACGGAACAGACCGCAGTGATCGTGCCGGTCATGAAGCGCCCGCAGAATGCTGAGCCGTTCATGCGGTCGCTCCGCGCGTCGACCGGGCTAGCGAAGGTGTTCGCCGTCGCCGACCACGACGACGACGAGACGATCGCAGCCTGGATGGATGCTGGGGCGGCAGTGTTTACGTTCGCCGGACCCCGACCTGGCTCGTTCGCCGAAAAGGTCAACTTTGGGCACCGGACCATTTCGCCGGAGTGGCGTTGGTTGTTCATCGTCGGTGACGACGTGCGCTTCCACCCCGGTTGGCTCGACCACGCCCAGCACGTCGCCGCAACGCAAGGTGCACAGGTGGTTGGCACGAATGACCTCGCCAATCCGCGAGTCATGTCCGGGCAGCATGGCACCCACCTACTCATCTCTCGCGACTACATCGCGGAGCAGGGTGCCTCCTGGGACGGGCCTGGCTGGGTGTGCCACGAGGGATACCGGCACTGGTTCGTCGACGACGAGATCGTCACGGTGGCGAAGCAACGCGGTGTGTGGGCATCCGCCCTCGGGTCCCGCGTCGAACACCTGCACCCGCTGGTGGGCAAGGCGCCGATGGACGCGGTGTACGAGCGAGGCAAGCACAACGCGGCCCGTGACGGGAAGTTGTTCCGCAAGCGGTGCACCGAGCATCTGACACGGCAGGAGGTGCCCGCGTGACGCAGCTGGACGTCAACAGCCACCCGTTCCCGCACTCCGTCGTGGACGGCTGGTGGGATCAGAACCTGCTGCGCGATGTGCTCGGAGAGTTCCCCGACCCGAACGCTCACGGATGGCGCCGCTACTCCAATGGCAACGAGCGGAAGCTTGAAGGGCCACCCGCACTGTGGGGCGACCGGACCCGTGAGCTGTTCGACCTGATCGAGCAGCAGACACCTGTGCTCGAAGCCGCCTACGGCATCACAGGCTTGCACATGGAGACCATCGGCGGCGGCTACCACTGCATCGCCCCCGGCGGTTACCTCGCCATCCACACGGACTTCAACCGGTCAACCAAGACCCGCAGGCATCGTCGCCTCAACCTGCTCATCTACTTGAACGAGGCGTGGGACGACGAGGGCGGCCACCTGGAGCTGTGGGACGCCGAAGAACGGGTGGTGTCCGTGGCACCGGAGTTCAACCGCACTGTCGTGTTCGAGACCAGCGACCGGTCGTGGCACGGCCATTCGCTGCCCGCGCAGCGGTGGCGGCGGTCGGTCGCCGCGTACTTCTTCACCGAAGAAGCACCGCCCGGCTACCGGGGTGATCAGTCGACGGTGTGGCATGCACCCTGAGGTCCTCGAATGGGTCCAGCAGTGGGCCACCGACGAACCAGTCACCGTGCTGGACGTCGGTGGCCGCGACCTCAACGGCTCCACCAAGTCGTTGTACCCCAACGCCGACTACACCGTCATCGACATCAGGCCCGGCGAGGGCGTGGACATCGTCGCTGACGCGTCCACCTGGACCCCGGACCGCAAGTACGACTTGGTGCTGTGTACCGAGGTGTTCGAGCACACCCCGGATTGGCCGCAGATCTGCAAGACCGCGTTCGCGGCATGCAAGCCGGGTGGACGGTTCGTGGTCACCTGTGCAGGGCCAGGAAGAGCTCCACACAGCGCCATCTCGGCTACCGGGCTGCAGCCCGGCGAGTACTACGGCAACCTGTCCCGACCCGAACTCGAACAAGGCTTGCTGGCCGCCGGCTTCACCGATGTGCGGGTGGAGCGGCAACGGCTGGATCTGCGTGGCACGGGGGTGAAGCCGTGACGGTGCCGATCCTGCAGAAGCAGTGGGAATGTCCGAAACGGTGTGGCGCAGAGGCGCGCACCGGTGACGGGAAGACGCCGATGCACCCGTGTAGGGACATGGCGGGCCTCATGACCCCGCTGGTCCCGGTGGGAACAGCGGCGAAGGTTGAGGCCGTGGAGCGACAGGACTTCATCGGCCGCGAGCAGGTGCAGACGGACGCGAACGGGCGTCCGGTGATGGCGGTAGTGACGACTCGCGATGACGGGCAGGACTGCACGGTGTTCGCCCCGACCGCACACGGCAAGAAGGAGCGGTAAGTCATGGCGTGGTCCAACAGCAAGATCTTCCGCCAGTTCCTGGCGGACGCCTTCCTGAACGTGGCTGCGTTCGATCTGGACTCAGACACGTTCAAGGTGGCGTTGTACGACAACGACATCACTCCGGACAACGACGTGTCGGCGGCGAACTCGGCCTACAACGCCGGCCAGTGGACCTCCACGAACAACGAGGTGTTCGAGGCCGGGCAGTGGGCACAGGGCGGCGTGGCCCTCACTTCTCCCACGATCAACGTCGGAACCGCGGACGTTGTGTTCTGGGATGCCTCCGACACCGCGTCAGGTTCGGCTGCGGATCTGGCGAACGTCTACGGGTGTCTCGTCTACGACGACACCCTCGCCACGCCGGTCGCTGACCAGGGCATTTGCTACAACTACTTCGGTGGCGCGAACTCCGTGGTCAACGGCACGTTCACCGTTGTGTGGAACGCCAACGGTATCTGGCGCATCACGCTCTGATCTTCACTGCTACTCGTCGGGGGACGATCATGCCGTTAGACGCGACCGGTCGTGCGCGCGTGTGGGCACATGCGATGCGCAACTGGACCGGCAGCCTCAGTGGTGTCACCAAGTCCGACCTTCAGGCCGCGGTCAACGCCATCGACGATTGGGTCGACACGAACCAGGCGTCGTTCAACACGGCGTTGCCGTTGGCGTTCCGCACGAACGCGAGTGCCGCGCAGAAGGCGCTGCTGTTCTGCTTCGTGCTGATGCGGAGGGTGAGCATCCTGCGCACCGAGGAGGACTGATGGCGACCGTCTACCAGTCGCTCGACCCTGGCGCGGCACAGTTCCTGTCCACTTCGTATCCGGCGATGGTGCGGAACGGCACGAACTTCCCGGTGTACGGGCTGGCATTCGATGCGGTGAGCGACGAGGCGGCGTTCTGGCTGATCCGGGCGGTCAACTACGGCTCCGGGAACCTCACGGTCAACCTGGACTGGTACGCCGACACCGCCTCCTCAGGTGATGTGGTGTGGTCGGTGCAGATCGCCGCCATCACTGCGGACACCGACACGCAGGACGTGGAAACCAAGTCGCTCGCTACGGCGAACACGGTCACGGACACGCACCTCGGCACCACGGCCCAGCGGCTGCACAGGGCTTCGGTCACAGTGTCCAACTTGGACTCGCTGGCGGCGAACGACGACGTGTGGATCCGCATCTCCCGTGACGCGGACAACGCGGCCGACACGATGACGGGAGACGCGATCCTGGTGCTGGCGACCGTGACTTACTCCGACGCGTAAGGGGTAGTCATGGCGGTCCGGTTCGACGCTTCCGGTGAGGACTTCACCTCAACCAGCTCGCCGCCGGTCGGATCCGCGTTCACGGTCATCTGCTGGGTGAAGGTCTCCGTGGACCGCAACACGTGGTCCGCGGTTTGGTCTTCCGACTCCAGCACCTCGAACTACAGCTACCTCGCTACCGAATCTGACGGCACCACCATGAAGTGGTGGACGATCGTCTCCGGCAACGAGCGCATCATCACCGGCCCTAACATGACGGTCGGTGTCTGGTATCGGTTCGCCGCCGTTTGTAACGGGGCCAACGCGACCCTCTACTACGGCACTGCGTCTGGTGCGTTGTCGAGCGCCAGCGCCGCGAACTGGGTCACGCTCGCCACCAGTACTACGTTCCGCATCGGTGCCGACCCGTTCACGGGTGAGTGGCTGAACGGGACTGTCGCGAGCCTGAAGCACTACTCGACGAACCTTACCCAGGCGGAGATCGAGCACGAGCTATCCCAGTACGTGCCGCACCGGACCGCGAACCTTGTTCGTTGGCACCCGTTCATCGCGGCCGAGACCGCAGACTACTCGGGCAACGCCCGGACACTGTCTGGCGGGACGGGAACAGCCCGCGAGGACGGGCCGCCGATTCCGTGGCGGATGACGCCGCCGCAGCTCGTACTCCCCGCAGCCGCGGGTGATAGCACCAACGCTGCGGCCGAGACCGCTGAGGCCACGGCTGCCGCGCTGGGCGCGACTTCCCAGCTCGCCTCCACGGCTTCAGAAGCCGGTGGCACGGCGGCAGCGGAAACGCCATCCGTCACTGTGGCCCCTGGTTCCGAGGGGGCGACCGCTATCGCGGTTGCCGGTGACGTGTCGGCTGCGGTAGCGCCTCAAGCCGAGGCTGCGGGAGCAACTGCGGAAGCGTTGGACGCGACCGTTGTCGTGGGCACGCTCGCGTCAGCTGAAGCAGCAACTGCGAGCGCTGAGACACTGGACGCCAGTGCGACGGTCGCCCCGGTCGCTGAGGCGGCAGCGGCATCGTCCGCAGCGGAGGCCCCCAGCGCGACGGTCAACAGCACCGCTGAAGCGGCAACGGCGACAGGTCTCTCCGAAGACGCATCTGCATCGGTCGCACCAGTCGTCGAGCACGCCAGTGCGACGGCGTCCGCGCTCGACGCAACCGTCTCGACCGCAGGTGCCGGTACGGCGTCGGCGGAGACGGCAGCAGCTGTCGCGGAGGCCGCCAACCCTGCTGCGAGCGTCGCAGTGTCGGCGGAAGTCGCAGCGGCTACGGCCGTGGCTGAGGCCCCATCCACGGCTGTGGGTGTCACAGCGGAAGTCTCCGCAGCGGCGACAGCTCCGGGTGACGTTTCTGCATTGGTCGCGCCGTCTGTGGACGTGGCGACAGCGGTGGGGGCGTCCGGGGACGCGACCGTGTCCACGTCCGGTGCGACGACTGTCCAGGCCGGGACGGCTTCGGCAGTCGCGGACGCCGGCGACGCGACGGTGACGACGTCCGTGGTGGCGTCGGCTGCCTGCGCGGAGGCGGCAGGGGTAGCGCTCGACTTGTCGGCGTGGCTCTCCGCGTCCGCCGGGACTGCTACTGCCGCAGCAGAAGCACTGGCGGCTCTCGTGCTGTCCGGTGCGGGTTCGATGACGCCAGCGGAGCGCTCAGCGGCTGGTATGACCGCTGTCGAGCGGGCTGGTGCGACAGCAACGGGTGGTTCTCGGTCGGGTGCGTCGATGACGTCTGGGGGGTGAGCATGGCGTTCGATCTGGGCGACGTCGTCCCCTTGACGGTCGACATCAAGGACAGCAACGGCGCCGCCGCGAACGCGGGTGCGGTCACACTGACCATCACGCTGCCGGACGGCACGACCTCGGCACCTTCCGTGTCGAACCCGTCGACTGGCCGCTATCAGGTGGACTACGCGACGGTGCAGGCCGGGCGGCACATCGTCCGCTGGGTGGCGACCGGTGCGAACGCCAGTGCCTACACGGACGCCTTCGACGTCGCGGAGGCAACCCCGCCGCTGATCCTCTCGTTGCGAGATGGAAAGAAGCAGCTCAATCTCCCGTTGACGTCGACCACGCACGATGAGGAGTTGCGGGACTTCATCGCGGCCGTAACGGACGCGGTCGAGTTCTTCACCGGGCCCGTGGTGGTGCGCACGTACAGCGAGCGCATCGAGGGAGACCGGCCGGTGCTGGCCCTGTCGCACACGCCCGTCGTGTCGGTGACGTCGATCGTGCCGATCCTCACGGGCGGTACCACCTACGACGTGGCAGACGCTGACGTGGATGCCGACACAGGCGTGGTACAGCTGGTGGACGGGACGTGGTTCAAAGGCCCGTTGCGCGCCACCTACAAGAGTGGGCGGCGGGTCATGCCCGGATCTGTCGGGATCGCGTCGCGGATCATCCTTCAGCACCTGTGGCGCACCCAACGTGGGCCCGTTTCGACTGTCCGGGCGCGCGGAGCGAGTGCGGACGATGACACCACCTACGTGCCGGGGCTTGGGTACGCGATCCCCAACCGGGCACTGGAGTTGCTGCAGCGGTACCGCTTGGCGCCGGAGGTGGGCTGATGGCCACCACCGCCGTGTTCGGCGCGATCGCGGGTCTGTTGTCTCTGTGCCGGGCGTACAAGGAGGTGCCAGGCTCACCGCTCGCGAACGTCAACATCTTTGATGGTCCTGTGGTGCTGGAGTCCGAGTACGAGCATCCGGACAGCTTGTTCATCGGCGACTCCGGGGACGACATCCCTTCAGGGTCGTCTCAGCAAGACTTCGGCCCGTACGGGCGCACCACCGGGTCACGCGACGAGAACGGCACGATCCTGTGCACGGCTGAGTCCGCATCAGGTGACACCGACATGAGTGCCCGCCGCGCGCGGGTAGCGGAGATCGTCGGCGCGGTGGAGGACTTGGTACGGCAGAACGTTCTCGCCACCTCGGATCCCACTCTCGGGGGGTCCGTGTTGTGGTGTCGCATCACCAACCAGGAGCTGCGACAGTCGCAAACCACTGAAGGCGCGTTCGCGGAGATGCTGTTCGTCGTCGCATTCCGCGCCCGCCTCTAGCCCGTCCCCTTCTTCGAGCCTGCATAGCGCGGGCTGTTTCGCATGCCCTGGAGGCGTTGTGCTTGTCGTCTACGGCGGACCGACTGACGCGGTCGAGGTCCCTGCCGCGAACTGCGTTGCGGTGCGCGGCGAACCCGTTGAGGTGCCCGACGAGGTCGGGAAGTCCCTGCTGGAACAGGACACGTGGTCCGAGGTCAAGGCGAAGCCGAAGGCCGAGAACAAGAAGGACGGTGACGTCTGATGGCTACCGCCCTTGACGCGCAGTTCGGCATTGTCGACGAGAGCACGTTCGGCACCCCGGTCACTGTGACGCGCTTTTACGAGTTCGTGTCCGAGTCCCTGAAGATGGACCAGGCACGGATCGAATCCGCCGCTCTGCGTTCCGGCGCGCGGGTGACCCGGTCGGATCGGTGGGCGCTGGGCAAGAAGACCGTTGGCGGTGACGTCACCTTCGAACTCGCCAACAAGTCGTTCGGCCTGCTGTTCAAGCACATGTTCGGCGGTGTCGCCACGGCTCAGCCAGACTCGGGCGGGGCGCCGACCGTCTACAAGCACACCTTCACTCCTGGTGCCTACCCGACGTCCATGACCGCCCAGGTGGGCCGAACGGACACGGGTGGCACGACGCGTGCGTTCACCTACCACGGGTGCCGTGTGGAGTCCTGGGAGTTGGGTTGCTCGGTCGACGAGATCGCCTCACTCAAGGTCTCCCTGAACGGGGAGGACGAGGACACGTCGACCGCCCTCGCGACGGTGTCCTACCCGGCGTCTCTGTCGCTGCTGACGTTCGTCAACGGCACGCTGACGATCGGCGGTTCGACGGCCAGTGTCATGTCCGCCTCGGTCGCCGGCCAGAACGGCCTGGCGACGGACCGCTACTTCCTGGGCTCCACGTTGCGCAAGCAGCAGCTGGAGATGGGGATGCGGACCTACTCGGGCACGTTCGAGGCGGAGTTCGAGTCGCTGACTCACTACAACCGGTTCGTAAACGGCACCGAGGCCGAGATCGTCCTGAACTTCCAGGGCGGCGTGATCTCGGGCGCGTTCAACTACGAAGCCAAGATCACCGCGAACGTCCGATTCGACGGCGAGACTCCGAACGTCACGGGCCCGGAGATCGTGGGGCAGACGCTGCCGTTCAAGGTCGTCGACAACGGCACCACGTCGATCAAGCTGGAGTACACGACTACAGACGTGAATCCCTGAGTAGGGGTGGTATCCTACTCGGCATGACAGAGGCGTTCCGGGTAGGCGTGGGGAACGGTGGCTGGGTTCAGGTTGCATGTGCAGACATGAAGGACCTCCTGCACGTGCGGTTCTCATTTGACGGCAAGAGGCTTCGCATTTCGGAGATCCGCCTATCCGCGAGGCGGGGGCGTGACGCTCCTATTGCGACGACGCTTCAAGCTGTCTCACTCGCGCGGGTTGAGTCTCTCGTAAACGCCTACTTCAGCGACGAGGTAAAGGCGCGGATCGACGGGCCCTCTCCAGATCTGAATGCCCTCTTCGAAGGGCTCACCGGCAAGCCGTCACGCTGCGTCCGGACAGCCGACCGCGAGTTTCGCGTGACGGAAGGCCCGACGCGCGGCCTCACCGATGAGTTCCTCAGGTCAGTAAAGCGTGCATACGAGGCCGCTGTAGCCCGTGGCGAACGTCCCAATGCCGCGATCAGCAATCAGCTGGGCATTCCATTGAAGACCGTCCAACGGTGGGTCTACACGGCACGACAGCGGGGCATCATGCAACCGGCCGGGCGACAAGGCGCGTCGGGCTAGGTTCGGATCCAGACAACGGGGGTGCCGAGTGGCCGTTCAGATCAAGGTCGTTGGCACCGACCAGTTCCGGAAGCTCGCCCGCGACCTGAAACAGGCGGGCGACGGGCGGCTCACACGGAGCGTGTCCAGGGCGATGAAACGCGCCGCTGACCCGATGGTTCAGGACATGCAGGACACAGTTCGTGGCCTCACAACCCTGGGCGGGAGTGGACGTGGCGGGGCGTCGGCGAGAGCAGCACGTGCCGCGCACTTCATGAAGCGGCGCAAGGTCACGGCGAATGCTCTCTCCAAGGCACGCGCTGCATCCGGCCTCCGAGCAGCGGCAGCCCGTACCGTCACCGTCGCCGTGTCGACGGGGGCAAGGACGGCCAGCGTGCGCATCCGGTCGCGGGCTTCGCTGATGCCACCGGATCAGCGGAAGTTGCCCATGCACATGAATCGCGGCCAATGGCGGCATCCCACGTTCGGCAGGCAGCCGTGGGTCACGCAGGCCGTCACGCCCGGCTGGTTCGACCGCCCTGCACGACGGCACGCACCCCGCGTCAGGGACGGCGCGTTCCGTGTCGTCATCGAAACCCTCAACGAACTCGGCTCGTAGGAAGAGAATCCGCCGTGACCGTATCCCTTTGTTACCGCTTCACGCTCGGAGACAGAGCGTGGCAGATCGACCTGATGACGCTGTCGCTCAACGACTGGATCCTGTTGCAGGAGTTCTCCGGGCGCACGAGAGCCCAGCTCCTTACGGGACTTGAGGGCGAGGAAGCGATCTCTCTCAAGGTCGTGTGGTGGGCGGCGAGGCGCGCGAGCGGCGAGGACGTCACGCTCGACTCCGACGAGATGAACCCCGTGTGGGGCGCGGACTTCACGGTTCAGCGCATCCCGCACCTATCGGAGGCGGCCGAGGAGTCTCCCGTCACGCCCGCCGCGCGATCTGCCGCGAAGAAGCCCGCCAAGAAGTAAGCGCGTCGATCTCGTGGGGGTGTCATGTCCCAGCGGGATCTCATCTTCACGATTCTGGGTATCGACAAGGGTTCTCAGGCGTTCGACAAGGTCGGCAACTCTGCCGATAAGGCCGGGCAGAAGCTCGACAAGTTCGGGTCGCTGGCTATCAAGTCGATGCTCGGTGTTCAGGCGGCAGGCATCGCCTCTGGTGTGGCGATCGCGGGCGCCCTGGGCGGGGTGCCGCTGCTGTTCGGCGGTATCGCCGCTGCGGCTGTGTCGTCCAACAAGGACGTACAGGACTCGTTCAAGAACCTCGCGGGTGAAGTCAAGGACGACGTCAAAGGCCTCGCGGAACCGCTCGCCGGCGACTTCGTCGACATCGCCAACGATCTGAGCGTCGCCTGGGAGCAGAGGTTCGCCCCCGCCCTGCGGATGGCGTTCACCGACCCCCGCACGATGGGTGGGGTAAAGACCCTCACCAAGGGCGTCACTGAACTGGCATCGAACGCGCTGCCGGGTCTGCTGGCGCTCCTCACGGAGTCCGAGCCCGCCGTTGAGGGCCTGCGTTCGGCCATGTCCGACACGGGCAAGGGGTTCACCGAGTTTGCCCGCAACATCTCCGAGTCGTCGGACAGTGCGGGCCAGATCGTTGCCGGGTTCGGCCGCATCACCAGTGATGTCCTGGGTGACGTCGGCTCACTGCTGGCCAAGCTTTCCGACTCGGTCGCCCCGCACATGGGGCAGATCGAACAGGCTCTCGACTCGACCACCAACAGTGTCCTCGGGCTGGCATCCAACGCCCTGCCGGTGCTGTCGTCGGCGTCGGGCGCCACTCTTGGGGTTCTGAACTCCGTCCTCGGTGTACTGGAGCCCATCTCCGGGACGCTGGGCACTGGTCTTGGGTTGACTCTCGCCGCCGCTGGTGGATGGCGAGTTCTAACCGGGGCTGGTAACGCGTTCACCAAGCTCGACCTTGGTGGAAAGGTTGAGCGCACCGCGCTGTCCGCAGGTGTGCTGACCGAGTCATTGACCGGCTCCGCGGTGGCGGGCGAGCGGGTTGCGAGCGCTGGTTCGCGCATGGCCACGGTGCTGCGTGGCGTGGGCCAGGCGCTTCCATTTGTCGGTGTTGCGGCTGTTGGTCTGGCGCTGGCCATCGAGTCGTCCAACAGGGCGATGGAGCAGGCCGCCGAACACGGCAGGGCATTGGGCGAAGCGCTCATCAAGGGCGGTAGCGAGGCCGACCGCGCCAGGCTGCAGATCTCCAATCTCAACGGCGAGAACGCTCAACTGCAGCGGCAGCTTGACGGCATGCGTGCGTCATGGGACGGCAACGCCGAAAGCGCCCAGACGTTCGCGGCCGAGGCAGAGGGCCTGCAAAGCAAGATCTCCACCAACAACGCCACGCTTGAAGCGGCTCGGAAGAACTACGAGGACATCCGCAGCAAACTGACCGGCGCCGAACTGGCGCAGGTTCGATACAACGAGGCCGTCGAGAGCTACGGGGCGAAGTCGCCTGAGGCGATCGCGGCCGGCGGCGCGTTGCGTGCAGCTATCGACAAGGAAGCCGAGGCGCAGCGCAACGCGGCCGACGCGGTCAAGACCCACACGGACCGGTTGATCGAGCAGCAGGCCATCAAACTCGGTGCAATCGGCGCGGACCTGAACTACCGCAACGCCATCCTGGGTGTGGATCAGGCGCACAAGGCCATGACGGAGACGCTGAAGACGCACTCCGCGTCGACTCTTGAAGGCAGGGCGGCAATCCTCGCCTACGAGGGCGCGTTGCATCAGGCTGTTGCGGCGGCGGGCGAGAAGGCCCGTGCCGAGAATGCTGCTCGGTCTGAGGCGGACCAGTTGAGGTTGGCGTCTCAGGCAGAGGCGCAGGAGATCCTCAACCTCGCCGCGGCGGCGGGCAGCACTGCTCCTGCGGCATTGCGGCAGATGGTCGGCAGCCTGAACGGTGCGGCACTCGCAGCAGCGGGCGTCACCATCAAGGTGAACGCGGCCGGGGACGCCATCGCCACCATGCCAGACGGCAAAACCGTCACTATCAAGGGTGAGAACGCACAGGCGTTGCGGGCGATCGCGGAAGTCAACGCGGCCGAGGTCCGCAACAAGACGTTCTACATCAACCAGATCACGCGGCTTGAGACGAGGCAGTCTCAAGGACTCGGTGGCGTGGCTCGTGGTGGACCCGTCGAGCCAGGTAAGGAGTACAAGGTCAACGAGGAGGGGCGGGAGACTTTCGTTCCCACCACTCCCGGTGTGGTCATCCCGCACTCCGCCACAGTTGCACTGGGGCGCGCTGGACGCCTCGGAGAACTGGGCGGCGGCAAGGTGGAGAACCACTACCACCTGAACGTCACCACCAGTAGGAGCACCGACAACATCGTTGCTCAGTTCCGATGGTTGAGGATGATGACCTGATGGCCGCTGGGTGTCAGCAGAGCGTCCCGTAGGTCCCGCAGTACTGGGGGTCTCCCTGTTCTGAACCTCGTGTCGATCAGCGGCGACGTTACGCCCCACTCCAACCTTGCTGCTCACCGTTCTGCTCACGGAGACGCACAGCGCTCATGCCCCTGTTCCGAATGATGGCAGTCCGCTCAGGGGGTGATCGTGCCTGAGTCCACGCAGTGGGTCGACGCAGACGGCGCCACTCTCGATCTCGATGTCGACTGGGATGTGCAGGGTCGCGGCATGCCGCCGCTCATGTACGAGACTGAACTGGTCCCGGAGCAACCAGGCGAACGGCTACGCGCCGTTCGTCACGGGGCGCGAGAGTTCGTGCTCCGCCTGTGGATCACAGGCGCGTCGGAGGCGGCGATGTGGACCGCCGTGCGGGACACGATCTCCCGCATGGACCCGGCCCGCGGTGACGGGAAGATCCGCGTCACCACAGTGGTCGGAGATCAGCGGGAGATCACCTGCCGAGTGCAGTCCGGACTGGAGTTGAGCGAGAGGCTCAACGACACCTCCGGCCCGGAAGTGCAGCGAGCGGCCGTAGTCTTCCGCGCCTCAGACCCCTACTGGTACGACCTGTCGGACACTGTCGAAACGTGGCAGCTTGACCCGGACTCGGCCACATGGTTCCCGATCTTCCCGCTGCGGCTGGCGTCCTCCGAAGTGTTCACCGACGCCACTGTGACCAACACGGGGGATGTCGAGGCGTGGCCCGTCTGGACGATCACGGGCCCCGGCTCGTCAATCATCCTCCGGAACCTGACCACAGGAAAACTACTGTCGCTGGGAGCTTTAGCCCTCACTTCAAGCCAGGTGGTCACGATCGACACCAGGCCCGGCAAGAAGACCATCACCCTGAACGACGGCACAAACCTGTTCAGCTACCGCACCGCGGACTCCTCACTTTGGTCCCTGCGGCGCGGCGCTAACGCCGTCCGCATCGAGATGAGCAGCGCCACTGCCGCGTCCAGCGTTCAACTCGCCCGCAAGCATCGTTACCTGGGGGTGTGATGAGCGACTGGACGGTCTACGTGCGACGCCCAGACCTCACCCTCGAAGGCGAACTCGACGCCTACGCCGACCTGGAGATGGTCCCCCGGTTCAATGCGACCGGGGTCTGGTCGGTGAAGGTGCACGCCAACGCGAGCCTCGCGGCAGAACTGGCACAGCCCCGGTGGGGAATCCAGGTGGTGCACGAACCCACGGGCAGCACGGTCCTTTCCGGAACAACTCGCCTCATCGACAAGGTGCGCACCCCCGATTCGCACGAGTGGGAGATCCACGGGTTTGACGACAACGTGTGGCTGGAACGCCGCATGGTCAAACCCCAGCCGGCTACGGCATCCCCGCCGTACAACACCACCGAATATGACGTACGCACAGGGATAGGGTCGACGATCCTGCGGCAGTACGTCGATGTCAACGCTGGCGTGTCCGCAACCTCGGAACGCCGTGTTGCCGGCCTGGATCTCGGGACTGATCCGCTTGTGGGATCGACAGTGACCGGCCGGGGTCGCTGGCAGACCCTCCTGGATCTGCTGCAGGAGCTCGCCGTCAAAGCCGGGGGAATCGGGTTCCGGATCGTTCAGGTCGGTACCGCACTGGAATTTCAAACCTTCCAGCCGGTCAACCGCACAGCCACGGTCATTTTTTCCCTCGAAACCCAAACCCTGGGCGGCTACCGGTACAGCATTGAGGTTCCCAACGTGAACTACGCCTACGTCGGTGGGGGTGGCGAGGGCACGGCGCGCACCATCAGGGAACGCGCCGACACGACGGAGATCGCGCTGTGGGATCGGATCGAGAAGTTCATCGACCGGCGCGACACGAGCGACAGCGGCGAACTTGACGCCGAAGGTGACAAGCAACTGGCCGAAGGTGGCACTTCGAAGTCCCTTGCGTGGACAGCGATCGACCGACCTGGCCAGACGTACCTCTCGCACTACAACAACGGCGACCGCTGCACCGCTGTGGTCGACGGCGAGTCCATCTCGGACATTGTGCAGGAGACCCGCATCAAGCTCGTTGGCGGAGAGGCCACCACCATCGCCCCGTTTATCGGTACTGCCGGTGCCCCAGCGGTCTCTGTTCCCGGCGAGGAAATGGACCCAGTGCTGAAAATCTTCCGCCGCGTCCAAGAAGCAGAGCGACGTCTCCGGAACCTGGAGAGGAGGTAGCTGTGGCTGTCACGATGGACACCTACGCCCCGTTCGATGCTGGGGCTGGCGCGAACTCGATGGAAGCTACGTGGCGTTCGTTCATGTCACAGTTTCCCTCCGGGGTGTTGCGGGGCCGCAACAACGACATGCAGTGCTATGCGGACTCCACCGGCATGCAAGTCAAGGTGAAGACTGGCGAATGCTGGGTGCGCGGACACTGGGGCCAAATCACTTCAGAGAAGACGCTGGCGATCGCCAGTGCGCACGCCTCACTCACCCGGATCGACCGGTGTGTCGCTCGCGCTGACTTCAGCAACAACCGGGTTGAGGTTGACATCCTCACCGGCATAGCGGGATCCGGGACGTTCGTCGGCCTGACCCAGAACACCTCGATCTGGGAGATTCCGCTCGCCATCATCACGGTCCCCGCTACCGATACGTCCATCGACGCTTCCCAGGTGCAGGACCAACGGTTGTACACGGGTGACCGGCTGGCCCGCGGTGTTGTGGGTATGGTCAAGCAGGCCACGTCGAACTCTGGCGTCAATGCCGAGACGATGATGGAGTCCGTGACGTTCGGCGCGGAGTCCGGCCGCTACTACGAGGTGTCGTTCGAGTCCAACCACGACACGTCGAACCCCACCTTCCGTTTCCGGTATGCGACGGGAACCTCTGTCACCACCTCGGGGACGCTGATCCGGGACAGCAACGTCGAAGGCTCAGGCGCGTCCCGGCTGTTCAAGATGACGGGCATTTTCGTGGCACCCACCACGGACACCTACACCATCGGTGTGTCCGCGCAAGGCTCAGGCCTCAACGTGACCTCATCGGCCGCGACCCAGCGGTTGTTTCTGGTCAAGGACATCGGGCTGCTATGACCGCCATCAGCCTTGTGGCGCATCCAGATGACGACCTTCTCTTCCTGAACCCGGATATCGCAAGCGACATTCAGGCGGGATACAACACGTGGGTCGTGTATCTGACTGCCGGCAACCTCACCGCAGGCTCGGCGGGAATGCCGTACGCGGACCAGCGGATCCAGGGTGAGCGGGCGGCGTACGCAAGGGCCGCGAAGGTGGCCAACACGTGGGAGTACGAGCTGATCATTCTCCCGTCCGGGCGGCAGCTGGCCACCAACTACCTTGCCGCCGCGCCACAAGTTCGACTGGTGTTCACGTTCATCAACGCCGCCAACGGTTCGGACAACGGTGACCTGTGGCGAATGTGGCACGACCAGGCGTTCCAAGCGTTCCCGATCGAGGGACGACCCTCGTACACGAAGGACTCCTTCGTTGCGATGTTGAAGGAGCTGTACACCTACGTGAATCCGGACTTTCTCCGTGTCGGGGATGTGTGGGGGCCGCAGCTGTCCGACCACATCGACCACGGCGTGGCCGCGTCCTTCGCCGCTACGGCCAACCTGGGCGCGTCCGGGACGTGCGCGCGGCGGATGGACTCCTACTTCGGCTACGCCGCCGTGTCGATGCCCGCGAACGTGACGGGTTACTGGCACGACGAGAAGCTGGACATCTGGAACGCCTATAAGGCGCTGGATCCCACGTTCGCCACGGCACCGACCGCGTGGGATGACATGGCGGATCGGCAGCACCGGAGGTGGGTGTTCTCGCCGGGTGACGTGTGGCAGCCACATCCGTCTGTGTGACACCTTGTCGGCCCTGTCGGGGGGTACGGAGACATGCTCGTGATCCGCAGTGGACGCCACCCTCACGAAGTGATGTTGCTGCTACTGATACTGATGGCCGGGTTCAACGGACTCTCTGCGGCCGGACGCACCGGCAACACCGTCCTCGGCTCCCTGTCCCCGCCCTGGCTTCTGATGTTCTATGCAGGCCTCCTGGTCGGCGCGGGCATGGCCATTGTGGGCGTAGTACTCCCGGGGCTCAAAGGCCCCGTGGTGGAGGCGTTTGGCTTGGGGGTGTTCACCCTTCCGCTGCTGGGATATGGCGCGGCGGTGTTCGTCGCAACGGGATGGAGGGGCCTGCTCACCGCAGGCTCCTTCGCGGTTGTCATGTCCATCGCGAACGTGTGGCGCATGTTCCAGGTCCGCCGCGAGTTCAGGGCGGCGCGCGCTGGCGCCGTAGCCACCCACACCACGAGACACGTGGAGGGGTCGTGAACTGGGGGGCGATTCTCCAAGGTGCGTCCGCGCTTGGCGGCCTGACCGTGCTGGCCGCGTTGGTGACGCTGCCGTGGACGTTACGGAAGCTGCGCAGCGACACCAGGAAGACCGACGCGGACGCAGCACAAGTGCTGAGCAACACGGCGATCGCGATGCTCGAACCAGCGAACGCGGAGATCGACAAGTTGGAAAAGCGCCTGGAGAAGGCCAACAGCCGAGTGGCCGACCTGGAGTCGGCACTGGGGAAGTCGCAGGAGCGCGTCCACGAGCTTGAGTCCGAAGTCAGGCAGCTACGCAGCCAGGTGAGCCAGATGTCCAAGGAGCTGACCGAGATGACGGAAGAGAACTCAAGGCTGCGCGGGGGAGACCGCTGAATCCACTTGGGAGGGAACCATGAAGTACACCCGCGACCTCCCCGAGGGCGCGACTCAGGACCAGATCGACCGCACGATCGCCCACGTCCGAGCCCACCTGTCCGCGGTGGCCGATGCCGATGACGACCCGGACACCAACGCCGATGACGTCACCGTCCACACCGAACATCGGGATGGCCGGATCCGGATCGTCGGCGATCTCGACGCCGAACCCGATGCTCCCTACCTGAAGCCCGGCTTCGACCCGTACGAGGGCGTGTCCGACGAGCTTCGGGCTCTCGCGGTGGATGACGAGGTGGGCGATGAGCGTTGACCTCACCCTCAAGGTCGTGCAGGTGTTCCGTGAGTTCGCCGTCCCTGTGACGTTCGAGCCCGGCTGGGAGCGGCGGGGCAACGGCCTCACCTCCGCTTACAAGGGCGGGATCCTTCATCACACCGGCACCGCGTCGGCGAGTTACTCCAACCCCTCGCCCACCACCCGAATCCTTCGGGATGGGCGTTCGGACCTTCCTGGTCCGCTGTGCAACTTCCAGGGCTGCTTCGACGGCCGCGTCCATGTGATCGCCGCCCATCCGGCGAACCACGCCGGCGCATCGGGTGGTTACAACACCGCACCACTTCCGGTGACGAGGTTGTTCAACCCGCAGGTGATGGGGTTCGAGGCCGACTATCCCGGCGCCACACCCATGAGCCCCGAGCTTCGCAAGGCGGCGCTGGTCTACGCGGTCGCCATGTGGCGCGTGTTCGGCAGCATTCAGACGCTGCGCGCTCACGCGGAGACGTCGGTTGAAGGAAAGTGGGACCCCGGCTACGCGTCGGGCCGAACCGTTGACATGAACGCGTTCCGTTCGGAGGCGGTGCAGCTGACGGCTGCGCTCCCGCGGAAGCTCCTGAGCTACTTGGAGGACCCGATGCGGGTACCCGCTTCGATGGACACCACCGCCTACACGCTGGCGGTGCCGGGGTCTCGTGCGCACAAGCTCGTGATCGCCGCGCACGACAAGCCGGTGTGGATCGGCAGCATCTTCAACTGGGCCGCACCCAACGCTGATGGCACGCCGCGCGGCACGGGCGGCAACCCGAAGGGCACCGCGGCCTTCCCGCCCGGCGGGAAGATCGACGTCAACTGTCCGCGCTCGTTCGACATCCCGGCGGGCACGCTGCGGTGTGCCTTCGAGTACTCGTGTGCGTCCGACTTCTCCGTGACGCTCGACCCGCAGTAGGAGTTCGCATGAACCTCGACCTCACGATGGTCCTCACCGTCCTGGTCGGCACCGTCATCCCCATCCTGAACGGGCTGCTGACGAAGGCTTCGTCTCAGACGGCTCGCACCTACCTGCAGCTGGTGCTGAACGCGGTTGCAGGCTTCGGCATGGAGTGGCTGGACGCCCTGATCAATGGCACCGCGTACAACGTCGGCCAGGCCGCGACCGCAGCGGCTCTGTCGCTGATCGTGGCCATCACCACGCAGGCGGGTGTGTGGCGTCCGCTGGGCGTGAGCGAGTGGGCGAAGAGCCACGGCAACACCCCGGCCCAGTACCGCCTCACTTCCGACTGACCCATCCCTGGATGTGCCGCTCCTTCCCCTCCCGGCGGCACGAATGAGCCCCAGTCTCTCGACCTTCGGGTCTTGAGGCTGGGGCTCCTTTTCGTGTCCGCACCGTCTACGGGGGAGGCTAAGGCGGGGCGGGTCGGCGTTGTTGTCGCAACCGCAGATGCAGTCGCATTTGTCGGGAGACTTGCCCTGCCAGCTCACCGGGGCTCTTCATCGTCGCCAGAAGGGGACGCGACCTCTGGCCCAAGAGAGGCCGCGTCCTGACGGACCCCGCCCGGCCCGCCTTCACCGGCCCGTGCCGCCAGGCCGATGAAGCAGTCGTTCACGTAGTCCCGCGCGATACCGCCGCTACACAGGTGATGATTGACCTTGCCTTCAGGGGATGTGGGCCAGCCGCGTTCGCGGGCTTTTCTTAGGATATGATCAACTGGGACGTGGGTCACGGGCGTGACACGTCCTTCGGTGGGATCTGCCGGGATGCCGCGACCATCGCCAGGACGGTTTCGTAGATCCGTTCGCCTTCGAGCTTCATGACTTGCGACATGTAGGTGTCCGCCGCGTCGACCTGCCCGAGGTCGAGCATGCGTGAGACGGCCTGGAAGGCGCGAATGGCGATTTCGCACTCGTTGCGGAACTGGCCGGGGACGTAGAAGGTGCTCACCGCAACCCCCAACCTGAGGCCAGGGTGGTGCTCAGGCTCGGGTCACTGAGCACCACCCTGCGTCGGGGCCGGACAGCAGGGAGAGCTGCAGAGTGCACGGTCGGGGGTTCGCACTCTCTGACGCTGCAGGGACTGCTGTCCGGCTGCTCTGGCCCGGTCGACGGCTCGTTGCGAGGCGAGGGGATTCCGTCGACCGGGGTCTGTAGGGCGACAAGCTGCGGCCAGGGGTGCCGAGCCATCTCGCGGCGGATGCGGGCCACTCCGATTACCCGCACCCGACGGCGGGTCCAACGCGGCAAAAGGGTGATTGCGATGGCAATGATTGCCAGGCTGGCCACGACCAT